AGTAAAGGATAAGTATGGCTTTGACTCTGAACTCGAAGGGGTTGAGCTTATTGATTTTCTTGTCACAGAGAAGATCACAGAGGTAAAAGGAACTTCAGATGACATTACAAAACATCCTGAGTTTTTAAAGCATCAGCACGAGTGGGAAAAACAACAGAAGGCCAAAGATAAAGAATGGCAGCAGAAGGTTGACGACAAAGAACGTGAATTTCAAAAGCGTTCAGTTATGTCGAAGATCGAAAAGCGTGCCCTTGACGAACTTGACCGCTTGCGTCCCATACTACCGGAAGATGCAAAGAAAGCACAGCGTTGGCGTGAAAAGTACATTGAAGAGTTCCGAGTGTTTGATTACCAAGAAAAGGACGGCGACTTTATTATGATAAAGGACGGTGAGCCGGTCAAAGACAGTCATGGACACATGATCACGTTTGAAGATTTCGCACGTGATACTGCCGGTGGGTACTTTGACTTTAAGGCAGCCGATGATCGGTCCTCAAGTGGTAACAAGAACGAACCCTCTAAGCCTGCTGTCAAAGCACCAAAGAACGACGATGAATTCTTTGAGATGATGAAGGCAGCTAAGACTCCTGAAGAGGAAATAGCTATTAAGGTGTCTTACGAAAAATCAAAAAAATGAGCCAAATTGGAACTATTGATTGTGGCTTTTTAGCCACTTATCAGGGTCAGCTTGCCGAACACTGGAGTACCCCACAAACGGATGTTGATCTTGAACCTAATGCCGAAGCAGCAAAAGCTGTACTTGAAGGCTACACGCCAAAAATGACCGAAATAACAGGACGTAAAAAGCGTACCTTATCGGTTGAATGGCTGACTGCTTGTGATATTACTACTCAGGACTGCTCTGATGACTGTACGATTGACGGCGAAGATGCCGATCCGATGTGCCAAGAGTACGAAATCGAATGTCTTCAGGAGTCGTCTTTCAAGATGCCGGTAAGAGAATACCGTGAACGTACCATTGAATTTGCCAAGGCATATGACTTTAATATGTCAATGCATATGAAGGCATTGGATGAATGGGTCGCTCAGTATGTCATAACCGGATTACTTGCTAATGGAGGTACAAACGTGTTTACCGGAGGTGTAGGCGCAAGTTCACCTGCATTTAATCCGACTTCAATCCCTGCAAATTTCTGGGATGACAGTATTTGGGGGTACTTCAACCTTGTAAATCTCTGGAATAAAATTAAAGACCCGACGATGCTGTCAGGTAATCTTTTATTCCAGTACCTGTTCAATCGTCAGCATGAGACAATGACTGATGCTGGCAAGGCAGCTATGTCGAAGGTCGGCAGCATAAAGAGGATTTATCAGGACCCGTTCAATGTTGAAACATACGCCCCTGGTTCTGCATTCTTATGGAACCGCACCGCTGTTGCGATGTTAAATAAGGCGTGGAATCCTTTTAGTCCGAAGAATGCTACTGCGTTTGCTGGTATTACGATGTGGTCAGAAAAGTCTCGTTATCTTCCTAATATCGTTTACGATATTTTTGCACAGGAAACTTGCGTAGGTAATGAATTCTATCTCGCTACAAAGATACAGCTTCACGGTGTGTTTGCTGTTAATCCTGCTCCGTGCGATGAGGGGAATACCGGGATTCTTGTATTTGAATGTGGTACGGGAATTTAAACGTAACATTTAATGAATGAAGAAAGGATATTCATATTTTTGGGTATCCTTTCTTTTTAGTTATGGAACAGAAGTGTAACTGTGGTGGCCGCCGTCCGAAACCGGTAATAGTTGTCAAACCAAGAACAAGGAGGACAAAATGAGCTTGTTTTTATGCATGGAAAATATTGTCGGGTTTGCTCGGACTGAGTGCGCCTGTGTCGATGATTGGGATGAGTCGTATGCTGTCTCTGACAGTGGCCTTTATGTGTCAGAATTGCAGGGGATGAGCCTTCGTATTCTCGACTCTCTCGGAGGCTGTGAAGACATTTGGACGAAGATGACCAACGCCCGTGAAAATGCTATCAATGCGTTTAAACTTGACTTAGTTCAGGCTCTCATGAAGTACAAAGAGCCGGTCCGTCATCCGTTCTCCGGTGACATTGGAGGCAGATACGCAACAGGGGGCAAGAAGATAACCGATCTCGTAAGAGATAGCAACTATTACGGAATGCGCATTTACTCAGATATAAAGGGTGGTAAGTATATCTTACGAGGCGTGTCACTTATTCTCAATTCAACCGAAGCGGTCAATCTTGAGATTTACGACGAGTACGATCTGCTTTATACTGTCCCGTTGGCTTCGGTTGCTGATAGGCCAAATAAGACGCTTATCACCCCTATTGAACTTACCTTAGACCGTAACTATTACTTTCTGATTGCTCCCGTAGGACGGGCGTACTCAAATAAACTAACGTGTAACTGCGGAGGCTTTAAGTGGTGTTTTGATGTTAACGATCCTTGCATAAGACAGAACCGTAAACTATGGACTGAGTGGGTCATGGCTGCAGGGGTTTATGGAGATGTTTTAGATGACCGTGAGGACTGGACGGTTAACGGTAAGGCTTCGGGAATGATCCTTCATGGTAACTTCGTATGCGATGTGTTCGACAACTTCTGCCGTGACGAAAGCGACTTTATAAATAACGAGGTCGATGCGTCAATGGCATATGCGATTTGGTACAAGGCAGGGGAGTTTCTTACGACCTATATCATGGGATCGCCCGAAGTCAGTCGTTATACTTTACTTGGCATGGAACAGTTGAATGAGAACCGGACTTATTACGCAGAGAGGTATAACGTGATGATCGACTGGCTGTCGAAGTCAATGGAGGACAATGATTGCGTTCGTTGCAGACCTCCGCAGGGAATGAGAATGAGATCACAGAGGATATGAAAGCCGAAGAAGCTATAAAGCACATGGATCAGATCATTGCCGAGAGCGTGAATGAGTTTGGTATGGTTATGCTTCAGGTGGCTCAGTCAGCTAATACGCTTATGAAACAACGTATTGTCGAAACGGGTATGGATGCCGAAGGGAAACCTTTCGCGCCGTATTCGACTAAACCGATGCTTACGAACTGTAAGAGTAAGTACATGAGTGTTGCAGTGTGCAATCAGCTTGCGGGGTCAAAAGAAAAGCGCAAAGAGTTGAAGTGGGTGACGGTCAAGAATGCAAAACTGTTTGAGATCGACGGCGGATATAAGGAGTTCCGGGAACTGCACGGAAGACGGACGGATATTGTTGACTTTAACTGGACCGGCGAGATGTGGGCAAATGTTCAAGTTACAAGCTCAGAAGATGAACACCGCACGGGGCTGGCACGGATAAGCACTTTGTCTGAAACAGAGAATGCGAAGTTAGCCGGTAACACGGATCGCAAGGGTGAGATACTAATGCTTAACGATAGTGAGGTAAACGTTGTGTCAGACATTTTAGAAGAATGGTTAGCAGCAAAGTGGAATGAATAACAAGATCGCAAATATTATTGTAGGGTACATCAAAGAGCTTCCGTGGATTGACAAGATCGCAGGATTAACTCAGATAGCAAAGGTCACTCAGGGCGGTGTAGAAAAACGCTTCCCTATTTCATGTGATCTGACCTTTGATGATGCGTGTACTCAGGGGTGTTATGATGAATTGATGCCTAATTCGCAATACAGCAGTGTCGTCTTCTTTGAGGACGGGTCATTTAATTTCATTCGTCAAGAGGGCGGTAAACTCCTTTATGAGAGCCGCCTACGATTAGTAGCATGGTTAAACTATAAGAAACTCACCGAGGGAGGTTGCGGCTCGTCGGGTGATTATGTTATCTCTATTATTAAGGCTTTACCGGCTTTTCCGCAGAACGTCGGGGATATGTTAAGGTTGTCTATTACGGTAACTTCTCAGGCGCAGAGGTCATCAGGCGTGTTTTCAAAATATACCTTTGATGAACTTCATACACAATATCTTATGGTCCCGTATGATTTTTTTGGATTGGATATTCGGACTGAATTTTATCTCATACCTGAATGTGTTGAACCAACGGAAGGGTGTACGGAATGTTAGTCGAGATACTGAAAGTTGCGATTATAGCATATGTGTTTATTCTTCTGACCGAGGATAAGATGATCTTTGCCTGGTACGGGCGACTGATTGAGCGGATAAAACAGGATTGGATTTACAAACCCGCAGGTGGCTGTTTGGCGTGTTTCAGCGGACAATTTGCGCTGTGGTACTATTTAATTAAACATTTTGCATCATACAATTTGTTTGATCACATCTGGTTTATTTCGGCTGTGATATTAGCGGTTTTGATTATTGATAAAATAATGACCTATGAGAGTAATTGACCTAAAGGACAAGAAATTTGAATGCGGAGGGCGTACCTTTTTTGTTGAGGATACGCTTTCATTTAACCGTTACCGAGAACTGCAAAGGCTTTCAATAGAGTTCGGGTTTTCGAGGACTTTTGTTGACCTGTTTAAAGATGTACAGAAGTGTTATGACTTGATGCAGACGGCAAAGAACTATGCAGACGTGTCAGTTACGCTTTATAATATCCTCACAGGTACGGCAATGATCGAAGAAAAGGACGCTCCGGCTTTAAGGTTGTGTGCTTTATTCATTAATGAGAAAGACGAAGATACAACGGTGTTTGATGAAAAGCGGATGAAAGAAAAGATCGACTGCTGGTCGAAGGAATTGGAGGTAAGCCCTTTCTTCCACTTGGCAGCCAGCTTAGTGGACGGTTGGATGCCAGCCTACAAACTCACTACCCGCAATACTTTAACAAAGGAGAAGGAGGATTAAAGAACATTTATAAAGCACTCGTAGAAAATGAAAAATACTGGAACAATCTGCTTTACGCTGTCAGCGACGGAATGCCTTCGGAGATTGACCGACTCGGAAGGTTCGATGTGTTTGAGTTTTTTTCGTTCTTGAGTAATTATGAGGCGAAGGTGAATGCTATGAAGAAACGGGCAGACGAAGCAAAAAGAAAGAGAAAATGAAGCGCATAGAACTCGAAATAGTAGCGGACAACTCGCAATACATCCAGAGTACAAAGGAAGTCACTCAGGCAACTCAGACTATGCAGAAGTCCGTTCATAAAGGTGAACAAAGGACTAAGGGTCTGATCGAGGATACTACTGCTGCACTGAAAGACTATGAGGAAAAGCGCAAAAAGGCGTTCACTATTGAAGGGGTTGAAAAGTATAACAAGAAAATAGCCGAAGCCAAACAGACGCTTGAAGAATATAATAAGGCCGGAATAGAAACAACGAAGGTTCAGGAGAAGCAGAAGAAAGGTAATAATGACATGATTACCGGACTGAAGAGGCTCGCTGCCACCTATCTTACCGTTCATGCTGCCGTAAAGATATTTAAAGCGATAATGAACTCCACGCAACAAACCGGGGATTTATTGCGCCGTGAAATTAGTGGAATAAAGTCGGCACTTGATGAACTTAGCAGAACAGTCGCTACTGGCAATTGGGCAGAATTAGGTCGTCGGCTTCGTGAAGCACGTCAGGCCGGGATGGATTACGCTGACGCTTGGGATGTTGTTGGTGATCGTGAACGTGAATTGCGTCTGATTGAAACTGAGCGAGAGGGCCGTATGATTGAGCTTGCTAAGATATACCGTAATACCGGATTAGTTGGTGCAGAGGGATATCGTAAGCGTAAAGAGGCGGCAGAGGAATACATAAAACTTGCAGGAGAGGGAGAGCGCGACGCTGTTGAATTGTTAAAAATAAGACTTGATGCAGAACTTGACTTTGCACGACAAAAGTTGGGTTATTCACAAGATTTAGCCGAAGATGAAAAGAAAAGAATAAATGAACAGATAATTAATAATATCAGAAGCGCAAAGTCTTTTGATGAAAATAAGAATGCGCTTAAAAATTACCAGTCACTTGTTAAACAGCTTACCGAGGCTGAAAAAGGTGTTCCTGTTCGTGAACTAATTGGGGAGGTGTGGATTGAAACCTCACGAAAAATTGATACTAAAAAGGTTGATGAATTGAAGGCCTCCATTGCAGCTATCCCTCCCGAAATACGTAGTATGTCTGAGACTTATGAACAATGGGGCAATATAACTGACGACACTCGTATTCGCATTACAAATGCTTATGATGCAATTGGTAAGAAACAAAATGAGGTTGCTAATTCAACTATCCGCGCCAATACAATGGCCGAACTTTCAAGTACAATGCTCGCAAAAGAAGAAGGCAAGAACTTGGATGATCGTCAGAAGAAACTCGAAGAGTTTTTACAGGCTTCACTTCAGCTACAGGATCAGTACGACAAAGATCAGATAGACCGACTTGAGGGGCCGGAGCGTTTTGCCGCTGAGCGTGACTATCAGTTACAACAATTGGCACTACTTCGGACACATCTTGAAAGTAAAGGTGATCTTACTGAAGATCATTTGAAATGGTTGGCCGGGCTTGAGGAAAGTGCGAATATTGAGTTCATGAAACAGTCAGCCGACTACGATCAAAAGGCTTTTGATGAAATGGTCGGTCATGGTGACAAGGTACGTGAACTTGAACGTCAGTTACAGGAAGAGGCACTTGATCTGATAGAGGACAATGAAGAAGAAAAGCTAAAGTTAAAAATCAAGTTTGCTAAAGAGGATATAAAAATTCTTGAGGCTTCGGACAGTGTTTATGCAAAAATTCAAGCGGACATTTTAAGGCAACGTTTAGCGATATGGAATAAGGAAATAGATCAACTCGCTAAAGGTGATAAAAAGACTTTTTGGGATGTCGTTGGATTAGGTGATAACCCCGAAGCACAGGAGGCAATAAAAAATAGCGTTGACACATTTAGGGGGGTACTTGATGACATATTTTCTGCAAGAGTTGAGGACGCGCAACGCACACGCGAACTGTTAGACACTCAGATATCCGAAACACAGCGGGCATTAGAGGCTGAGATGGATATGATGCGTGACGGCTATGCCAATAACGTCGATGCCAAAAAGAAAGAACTCGAAGATTTAAAGATTGCACGCGAAAAGGCTTTGAAAGAAGAAGAGAAAGCAATTAAAGCACAGAGGGCACTTGACACGGTCTCTCAGTTGTCCTCTTTGATAAGTGCTTCGGCAGACATATTTAAGTCACTTGCAAAATTGGGGCCGGTAGGTGTGGCTGTTGCCATTGCAACAATTGGTACAATGTTCGGCGCGTTTGCCGCTGCGAAGGTCAAGGCCTCACAAGCCACAAAACTTGCCGAAGGTGGTACGGGTACTGATACCGGAGTGATTACAGGTAAGCGTCATTCACAAGGTGGTGAACGGTTCTTAGATCATGTCGAGGTCGAACGTGGTGAACGTTGGGGCGTGTTGAACCGCAGGGCTTCGGCGAAGTACGGTAAAGCATTCTCAGAAATAGTGACTTCGTTCAATAAAGATCGTGTACCGATTGATGCTGTAACAGGTGACCCGAATATCATTGTTGACGTTAATCAGACGAACGAACGACTTGATCGGGTTCACGGTGAACTTGTGCGATTAAACAGCAAGTTCGGGACAAAGCGTGAACGTACTGATCTCGGAGATCGAATAGTTGAAAAGTTAGGACCGCATAAGACGAGGATCATAAGAAAATGAACTATCGCTTTTATATAACTGTAGGATCGTCAAGAGTTGAGTGCTTCCCGCTGAACTTTCTGAAAACGTCATTAATTGACCAGAAAGAGGACGGGAAACAGTATTACCGGCGGAAATTTAGCGGTACACTTCGTTTTTATTGTAACACAAAAATAGGGACTTCGGACTTTGATCTTTTATATTATACTGAAGAACTGATTGTTTCTGGTGTGTTAAGTTGTCAGGAGATCATTATTGAGATCGAAAAGAAAGACAGTGCAGCGAACACTTATCACAATTATTGGACTGGATACTTCACAACCGCAGACGGGGCGTGGGATTTGGATAACTCGACGTTTGACGTTACGCCGATGCCGTATGACAATTATAAGAACTTCGATCTCGAAGGCGAGACGCAATACAATATCATTGCTGAACTCTCAGCAGATAAGATCACAACAATAGTCCCGACGACGGCTGACACTTATGACGATAATATACCTGTAATAAATGTTATTGAATACTTAGCAGAACAGACTTTCGGCATTGGGACAACAGTAACAAGTTGGTTCTTGAACAATATGATCAATTATGTTACCGGAGACGCAAATAAATATCGTTACCTGACTATCGCTCAAAAGTCTGATATCAAACGCCCCGGAGCGACGAACCCAGCAACAATAGGCATGATGTCCTTTGCTGAGATGATGGAGATAATGCGCGTGATGTATAACGTTAAGTGGACTTATGACGGTTCTGTCGTGCGAGTTGAACACGTGAGTTACTGGGATGCTATCGCTGGCATGGACCTTCGTACGCAGGCAATAGCTGTCAAGAGCAATAAATATACTTATCTGCGTGGTGATATGCCGCGTTATGAGAAGTTTGCGTTTATGGAAGCCGGTGACGCTAATTACACTGAACACACAATAAGCTATCAAGTCGAGTGCGTGAATAACCAAGAGGGATCGACACAGAGCGAAGCAATAAACGTCACAACTGATCTTTCGTATATTATCGAGTGCATGGGAACGTCGGGCATGGAGGGCAATATCTCTGATGACGGTTGGGTTATTCTGGCTAATTCTTATGACGGCGTGGATTATTATGTTTACTACGGCACAGCTTATGAGTCGTTCTATGCTTCGTATAACTACGTAAACTCATGGTCGTATCTCTTGCGTGCGTTCTTCTTACATGACAGAGTATTAATGTCAGGGCTTATTCAGAGTACGGCAGTTGACTTTATATCGGCACGTAAACTGAAGAAACAACCTGTTAGTGCGGTCGTGTGTTATGAAGATGACTATTCACCTGAAGACTACATAACGACTGAGTTGGGCGAAGAATACTTCGGAGGTGAGAAAGGCTATGTTGAAACAGCTACAATACACCCCGACGGTAAAGTTGAGTTCTCGCTTCTCTATGGGCCGGATACAGATGAAGCTGTTATGATGCCGCCAAAAAGTAAAAATCTTCATATAATTATTGATGCTCCTTCTTATACATTAATTGTGAGTGTGCTTTCAGAACCGAATATTTATGATACTTATTATTGGATATTCTGGAATGACGGGGTGGCTGGTGAAATATGTCAGGAGATTATGATACCTGCGGGTACAGTTTATCAAGAGGATTTAGCTGCTCTTGCTGAAATATTCGTTTCAATCAAATTCAATTTAGAAGATCCTTCATTATCTGGTTGGACAGTTGTATATAATGACAATGAAAGCATAGTCTTTTCTGACATAGGTGATTGCCCTGATGAACTACCGCCAGCGGGAGACCCACCTGAAGCTACCACAATGATCGGTGCAAGTCAACCGAGTGATTGTGCCCCAATACTTGTCGGCTGGCAACCGGTTGGCGGAGCTACATATTATGCATTATTCCGTAATCCGGATTTCGGATTAAATGCTAATTGGGAACTTATCGGCAGCACTCCAGATACATTGTATGAGGATGCTAATCAGTGTGATGCAGCAGGATATGTTTTTGCTTATAAGGTGCAAGCCTGTAATATAGCTGGATGTTCAGCAGATTCTAATACGATATATCATGGTGTTTTATGTATGTAGGTGCAAAAAATATGGGATTTTATTTTACGGATAATACGCTGGCTGATGTCGATATTTAACTGCCATAAGCAAGAGCCGCAGCCGTGGATGTCGTACATCACTCAGGCGAAGATATGCTTTCCGGGCGGATGTTGTCCTTCACTTGTAACGGATAAATATTCCCTATTACCGTTTCAGATAATCTCTGAGGGCGACTATATAAGAAGTGAGATCAGTGTTTACGGCTCAGGGGTGTGGACTGAGATTGCTTTACCTGTTACTTCTGTCATTACCGAAGGGTTTTATATTCACTCTTACGATGGTTCGACTATCGCTGAAATTTCGTGTGGCGCTTATGAGTTTCGAGTTATAGCCGGTGAAACTTGGTGGTTTGAACCTTTCACGGTTGAAGAATTTGAGTTTAATGAGAATGCTTATAAACTTCGTGACCTGTTGATGACCCCGTTGAAGTTCTCTGAACAATTAGTTGACTGCGGACATATTATTGCGCCTTGTGATAGTTTCCTGCCGTTTATGTACACAACAGAGAATGCAACAGCCGGTACACCTACTTACACATTGGTTGCCCTGGACGGCACGGAAACAGTACTGACGATAACCGTTGATGTTCTGACAATCGACGGGCGGACTTACTACATCCACGACGGAGAGTGTTTTTACCCGTTTCTTGAATGTGGTCGTTATTATATTCGTATTGATGACGGGGCGTATTCGTATTTTTCTGCGTGGTTTGATGCTGTTTGTGAGATGAACGACATTCCCGACGGCTACCGTGCTATGCGTGACGCTAACGGGTGTGTGATGCGAGATGAAGAGGGGGATATATTGACCGAAGAATGTTCTCCACTGCCAACTATTTTATTAAATACTTCTGGTATTACTAAAATTTATTTATATAATTTAGGATTAAAAACAACTGAATTACTTTCAGTTGATGGTATCACTACTATAAGTGCAGATGTTGCTCATACAGAAAATAAGTTATGGTTATATACCTATGTCGGTGCACCAATTTCTGAATATAGAATTAATGAATGGAATATTATATTAGATCCATTTACCGCAACATTTAATCGCACCATTACGAACATAAATGCACTAAGGAGTGCGGGATTATGTGCCAAGGATGATAATACTTTAATATTAATAGAACGGACTCAACCAGGGGGTATATACACATTAAAAGTATATGAGGCTGATATAACTGCCGATATCTCTACAAATACTTATAAATTTGATTTAATGCAACAACGGACTATTAATGGAGACTATTTATTAACATCTACGAATAAATTGATTCTTACAACAAGCGGACAGCCTCCAGATAATTTATTAAATTATATATCACAATATGATTATAATACTGGAGCATTAGAATTTGATTTGTTGATTTCCCCTACCGTATATTGGCCCTTTGGGTTAATCGAATACAATAATGAGATTTATATAGTTGACATGATCAATGCTAATTTATCTTATGTGTGGAAAATTAATAAATATCCTCCGTATAATTTAACATTGTATGATACATTAACGACGGGAATTTATGGAGGATCACAAATCATGTCTGAATTAAATGTTCATTTTATAGTTTAATGATATGAATAAATACTTAAAATTCGAATACTGGAACACCTGCGACCTCGGAAATATTTATTATCAGGGGGGTCAGCATTTCTGGTTCTTTCTTGACGGTGACATTTTAGAACCGTTCCACGAAGAGATAGAAGACGGACAAGAGAACGGCGACGGTGACTTTATACCTACTTTCCGAAGAGGCATGAAGCGTTATAAAATTCGCACAGGGTTAGTTCCTGAATACCTTGTCGATGCTATTGAACGAATGAAACTGCATGATCATATTGAACTCACGTTTAAGACCGGTGAGATCGAACAGATTTACAACGTCGACGTAGAACCGGAGTGGCAGTTTGAAAAAATGCGTCATCAAGCTACCGTTGTTTTAACCTTTGACATGGATGAAAAGATCGTTGTCGGGGCGTGCTGTGATAATCTCACAGTTAGTACTGGCGAAGAAGAGCCTGAAGAAGAGATACCTGAAATATATTGGATAGCAACTAATGGAGATGACAACAGCGGCAATGGAACCTATACCTCACCGTGGAAGACTTTAGCTTATGCCGCTACTCAGGCGACGGTTGTCGGAGATATAATTCACGTTAAAGCCGGGATATATTACGAAACTCAACAGACGGTTTTAGCTGTAGGGGTTTCAATTCTGGGGGCTGGTGACACGTCGATCATTCATATGACATATGTTTCACCTTCATTCAGCGGCGGGTTAAACACAGGAGCAATAACGCTCAGTTCAGCGACAGAGAATACTAACGGCAATCAGTCGATAAGCTACTTGAGGTTAGAGGGAGACTTGACCTCCACGAATGCGATAATGGTGAAGAACAGGGGCAATGTCCATATCCATCATTGTCATATACGGCAATTCCTGTGGAACGGCATAACTTTCAGCAACTCGCCTAATGTAATCACACCCCCGACAACTCGCGCAGTAGGCAATAAGATTTATAATTGTACTATTGATGACTGCACGGATAAGGCCGGAACATGGGCCGGGGGGCAGCTAATCCAGTTCACAGGGCAGGACGGATTAGAGGTTTATAATAACCTTCTTTATGCCGATAAGAGGCCGCAAGGTTACAACGGAGATATAATGTCAGCTACCGGACAGGGCTTCTCACGGAGGATTAAATACTATAATAATAAGTCATACAAACCAGACTATGACGGAGATGCGTGGAATTTTCATCTTGAGATGTTTAACTGTTACGGCGGGAATGAGATATATGACAATGAGTTTTACGGCGGTGATTGTATCATAGACATTACAGGAATGTATGAGAATACTGCCGGAGATGATACATATTCATACCGTATTTATAATAATTATTTTACAGGCACTCCGGTTCAGACATTGCATGGCAAATTATGTATTGACATCGAGGGTGAATTAAACGAAGATATCTATATTTTTAACAATCATTTCTATAAGATAGTCACTCCGCTTCATTTCACTGATAACACTTACGGGCCAAGCGAAACACGACGGGTATATTTCTATTATAATATCCTTAGTAAAATTGGGTGGAATAATGCGGCTAAGTACACAACTTGCATGGACTTTTATAATACAGATGCAGGTAGTGTGCTTGAAGATATTTATGTACTCAATAACGTAATTGAGAGTGATGGCGTGACGCATTCTGCATTAAAGATAGACAATGACGGTGCTATTAATAATCTTCAGATAAAGAACAATATTATTCTCAGTCATACCAACGGCGCATGGTTACTCATTGACAGGTCTGGTGCAATGGACGCTCTTGAGATTGAAAATAACTTAATGTACCTTAATTCAAATAGTAACCTCGTATTAGTCCAAGCAGGAGACACGGGGACAAACTATGTCAATCAGAACAACGTGATAAACGACAACCCTGACTTCGTAGGTGCATTAGATTATCACTTAGCAGCAGGCTCACCGTGTATCAACGCAGGGATAGCCGCGGGACTTGCATTTATAACAACTGACTACGACGGGGTGGCAGTTAGCAACCCACCTGAGACAGGGGCTTATGAGTTTTAAATATTACGTTTAACACATAGAGTATAATAAGAGGTAATTTTGGGTATTAATGATAATGAGTTCTTTTAAACTGTAATTAACTAATAATCAAACTGTTATGTCAATTCTCGTATTACCAACTTGTCCGACAGACTGTACTGGACTGCCTGCAATAGAGAAAGACTTATGCGCCCCTGAATATCACTATGGGCAAATTAAGACTTTTTACATTGCTGCTGCTGATGCTGATGACTTCACCAACGTCGAGGACTTAGCGGAGTGGACCACGAGGCTCGACGATACTGCAACTGCAACGGGTGATGAAATCCGTGAGTTGCCGGTGATTGCCGAACTTCCCGAGCCCGAACAAAGTGAGATACCTACTTCGTGGGATCGCATTGCCGTTGGGCTGAAACAGTTCTCAATACCTTTCGAGGTTGATGAGACTAACGACACGAACTACAACTGGCTCCTGACTTTGGAGTGTAACATGACCTTTAAGCTGTGGTATGAAACATTCGATGGAATGCTTTACGGAGGCAACGAGGGTATTCAGGTTACGATCCGCGCAAATCAGGTCATACCGCGTGAAACAACCGAGTTAGTGAAATTCATCGGAACCGCTAAATGGAAGTCACAGTTCTCACCGTTGAGGGCAGTATCACCAATGGCATAATTATAAAAAAGAAAAGAAATGGCTGATAATCCTATTGAAACTTGCGGATATCCGTTCCCGGCTAATCTGCTCCAGATGTTAGCATCATGCTTGGTGATTGACGCTGATGGTGGTGTACTTGGCTTCCGTGTCACGATGGTTGTCCCTGATAACTGCACCGACTGTAATACTATTGGGTGCGACTATTCTACGCAGTTAGGCACGTCGCCTGAATCGCTTGTTGTGCTTGGCTTCGGCTTAGATGGTTGCGATAAGCTGGCTATTAAGCTCGTCAACTGCGACGCTACTGTTTGTACCGAATGTGCTGATCGTCAGTAGTCATGGCTGATCCTTGCGCAATAACTCTGTATCCGGGGGGTCTAAAGGACATTCTCGGCAACGGCATCGGGTTCTTTATTAACGGGACCGATGAGGACGTAGGGGTGGTCAATCCGGCTACTATGGTCGGAGACTACGTGGCTGACACTAATTCACCTGACGGTACGTTCAGGGTGTTGATCGAGGCCGTTGGTACGCTTGAGGTTGAGCTGGCCGATCATACGGACTTTACCGCCACGCTTGTTCATACTACTAAGTATCTCGGTGACTGGCTTCCGATGAACATCAGAAAAGTGTATAAAACGGGGTCTACCGCAACGTTTTCGGTAGGCTGGTAATTTAAGCTTATGGGCAAGTCGCGCGGACAAACAAGTTTTTTCTCCGCACTTGCCTATTTTATTTAATAAAGGAGGTTAATTATGCCGGGCATAAGTGTTTCAAGAACAGCGATACCGTTCAGCGGCGGCGGCACAGACTGGGAGGCGTTTTGGACTTCTCTGGTTTCAGTAACGGTTGAGAATGCTGCTCCTACTCATGTGGTGCTGACGTTTCCGACTGCGGCTGATTTAGTTGCAACTGACTTTACGATTACAGGGTTTACTATTTCGTCGGCAAGTTGGACTGGTACGGTGCTGACATTGGTGTTATCAACTGCGGTATTAGTCTTTGATGAAGACTTGACGATAACCTTTGTCAAGTCAGGCGACACGGGTACGGTGACAAATAATGTGGCTGATGATGGTAATACTGTTGCATGGTATGATTATTCTGATTTAACCACCTTAACGAAAGATACAGGTGGAACGGAGAAGATAAGTCAATGGAATGATAAACTTGGTTCGGGACATAACTTAACTCAGGCAACGGGTACAAAACAACCGATATGGCACGCTGATGGTGTAAGATTTAATAACGTGGCTATGTATATGGCAACTGCCGCACTTGGATATTCACAACCCGAAATGATTTATCTTTTGGTCAGCCAAGTTTCGTATGATGGTACAGACCAAACTATAATAAACGGAGCGCCGTTTGGCACGGGAACTTTATATCAACACGGAACAACACCGGATTTATGTGCCCATTGCGGAGGAGCGGGGGCAACGGTTGTGGTTAATAGTAATCTTGCTATTGGTAATTGGGGGGTAGTAAGGATATTGTTCAATACAGCAAATAGTAAGTTAATAGTTGATGAAACCGCTGCTGTTACGGGACATTTTGGAAGTTCTAATATGAACGCCATAGCACTTGGAGGAGACCCGGGTAATCCCGTTCACTGTGCGGATTTTGTAATACGTGAAGCAATATTCAGAGATGCAATAGAGGATGCTGGGGTCGAGGCTGCGATATACCAATACTTAAAAAAAAAAGTGAGTTAGATAAAATCCCCAAAATGATAACAATAGGAGATAGTGTAACTTATCAGAGTAAATGGCAATCACAGATAGTGATTAATATACTTACGGGGTATAGTGTCGCGGAAACTCAAGATGGTATGGGTGGTCATAAACCTATGGCAATGGGGTCAAGCAGGATTGTTCCGTTGATAAACAATGACTACGTGGGACAACAGTTGGGAAATTCTATATACGAAAGAGTTGATGATGCTCATTATTACGGTCCTGATATTATCTTTTTAATGGGAGGACAGAACGACGCTTATCCTACGGGGTGCGGAACGATTGAGGATGCGGTTTATACGGGAGATGCGGTAGAAGAAAGTCCCCCGTCATTCTATTCTGCATATAAAGGCACATTAAAGAAATTGACAGAGCAGAACCCCGATGCGAGAATAATATGCTTAACTCCGCTGTATTCAACCGATGTAAGCGTTGCTCAGAAAGAACCTTACATCACAGCAGTTATGGAGTGTGCTGCTTTATATGGATTAGAGGCATTGGATTTATTCCATGATGTTGGCATTAATGCAGATAATTATACAACATATCTATCTGACGGAGTTCATCCAAATGATGCCGGAGGGGTATTAATAGGTAATTATATAAGTTCATTTATTTAGTGTAGTCGCTGTCAGATGAAAACGAAACTCACGATAATAGCCCTTCTGTTCTCTGCAAGCCTTGCGGCTCAGATACCCGTCGATAAGAAACTTCATGCCGGTGCAGGCGTGGTGGTAGGCACTTGGGGGACATTTGCCGGTAACTCGCTGAATTGGAAGCCTGAAAAAGCTGCTTTGCTTGGAATGGGTTCGGTAGCCGTTGCGGGGATAGGTAAAGAGCTGTGGGATGAGATTGAATACGGTGGCTGGGACTGGAAAGACGTAGGGGCGACGATGATCGGCGGAGCGATAGGCACGGGACTGAGTTATGCAGCGTTAAAAGTATTTAAAAAGAAACCATACATCTATATCGGCAGCGTGCGGAATAACTTAACAATAGGTGTAAGGATAATTATATAACCAACTCTCAACCGTCGTCGGAAGCGGGAGGGGGTACAACTTAATTTAAATGACTGATTCAAAAGATTACCGCCTGTACTTAGAAGAAAAATTTGGAGGCTTAAACAAGCACATGAATGCACAGTTTGAGACAGTCCACGACAGACTTGACAGGATAGAGGTTCAGACGACGACAACTAATCATAGGGTTAATGAACTTGAGGATGACGTTGGGATCTTAAAAGAAAAACTGACGCTGCACCCTATTGAATGCTCAAAGGCAAAGGATATCGAAGCCTTAAAAGACGATTTAATTGAGTACAAGTTCTTCAAACGTCACCCGACATGGACGGTGATTATCATTGCGTTCTTCGTGATAACTCTGATAATAAGCTCATACGGCACGTTCTCGACGGTGGCTGATAACCTTAAAAACAAAGAGATGCGTCAGGATGTGCAGGAAATTAAAGAAACTATAAAGTGATGTGCTGGAAGAAACCTGTACCCCCGACAATGGAGTTCGCTGAAAGGCGGTTACTCTCGTTTGCGATAAACGACTACCCCGGCAGCACGAATGACTTGCGTGGGTGCTTAAATGATAGCCGACAGGTTAAGGACACGTTATTAGGGCACTGGCCGGACTTTGACGTTAGGCGGTACTTGGATTCAGAGGCAACGTTAAAAGCCTTTAGAACGAACGTGGCGGCGGCTGTATCACTACTTAAACCTGGTGCAACAGTTGTGGTACTGGCTGACAGTTGTTTTTCGGCTACCGTGACACGGCTGTTTGATAAGCGGGGAGTGGAGGAATACCACAGGGTTAAGAACAGGTTTTATGCTACCCCGGGACAGCCTGTAAGGACTGTTTCACGGCCTTTTTTCCTTCGTTCAGACATTAAATGGATAGCTATAAGTGCTTGCGGAGAAACGCAAACTGCGGCAGATGCCTACATCAATGACGATTACCGGGGAGCGTTTACGTGGTATGCCATGCGACTTTTGCGGCAGGGGATAACATACCGTCACTGGTTTACCGAGATACGGCAATACTTACCTTCGGCTGAGTTCGATCAGATACCTACGATTGAAGGCCCGGACTACCTGCTCGACGGCCTTGTGTGTAGTAACAACACACTGATAATACATAATTCGACGCATGGTACTCAGCTTCATGGCATAGGTGAAGAAGCGATCGACGAAGCAATCTGCTTTTTTGACGGAAATCTACGAGATTCCGAATATTATAATATACTTGTTAATATCAAATAATATTCGTAATTTTATTGCATGGAACATATTATTGGAGTATATATGATACGTTCGTCAGCAAAACCTGACCGTATTTATATTGGCAGTTCGGTTCATATAATGCGTCGATGGAATGAGCATCTACGTTGCTTAAAAAACAATAATCACTATTCATTAAAGTTACAAAATCATTATAATAAATACAATAAAAGCGATCTGTCATTTAGTATAATTTTGACTTGTGATAAAGATGAATTAATATCTAATGAACAGTTTTTTATTGATGCATATAAACCTTACTTTAATAATAGACCAATAGCAGATAGCCCGCTTGGATTTAAATTAAGTAAGGAAGCTAAGCTCAAGATAAGCGAATCTAATAGGAGACGTAAAATAACTCAGGAAACAAAAGACCGAATAAGGAGAGCTAATACTGGCAAAATACGTTCTATTGAATCAAGGGGAAAACAATCGGCTAATTCTAAGGGGAGGCATTTTTCGGAAGAACATAAACAGAAATTAAGCGAAGCAAGCAAGGGAAGAATATTTTCTGAAGAGCATAGAGAAAATATGTCAAAAGCACGAATAAATAGAGTTATAACTGACGAGACCAAAAGGAAGCTTAGCGAATCTCATAAGGGGGAAAAAAATTCTTTTTACGGTAAGCATCATACGGATGAAACGAAAAGAAAAATACGCGAATCTCGTGGCGAAATATCAATTGAGGAAAGAAAACTAATGAGCGAAAGAGCAAAAAATAGACCCCCACGTTCTGCGGAAACATTAAAGAAAATGAGTGATATTATGATTAAGTTAATGGACAGTCCGGAAGAAAGAGCAAAGCATTCAATGATAGCTAAGAGGGTAAACCATAAAAGATGGCATACTGGTAATTTTGAGGACTGTGTAATATGTAATAAGGAATTATTATATTTGTCTGAATTAAGTATTAACTAATAAATTTATTATGAGCGCAAAAGCATTTTATGACAAATCAGCACCAACGAGAAACCTCGTGACAACCATTTCAGGTATTCTACTTATGGCAGCTAACCTTGTTGTCACCGTTTTGCTTGCTACGGGCAAAATCACTTCAGACGAGGCACAGCCATTGAACGAAATCCTTGCGGGGATTATTACAGTAGGGGGCCAGTTAGTTGGCTATGTTTCAGCCTTGATTTTGATGTTCAAGGCCACTGACAGCGTATGAAGCGGCTCATGTTGCTCACCGTTGTCTGTTTGATGACGGTGGGTCTTCATGCTCAGTCATTCTTCACCCCTGTAACAGCTGATATGTTCAAGACAGGCGACAGGGCACTGAGTGGTGTTCTGCTTATCCGGCCTGAGTTCACAATAGCAGGGACGGTGTTTAAGCCTCTTTACGTTGATGGCAAGTTCGACAGCTTTCAAATGTCGTTTGCCTCACGTGTGGGATTTGGGGCGTCATACAGCCTGTTTAAGCTCGTCGATGGTGAACCTTACAATGTGTATTCGTTTGCAGCACAAATTAGCGTAGCGACAACGGAGAGGCCATGTACGGGTATTCTATTGACCGGTTCTGCTTTTAACGTCATGGGGCTTTCTCCGTCACTTGGTGTGGGATTGGATTTTGTTAAGGGCACACCAGCCAAAGAAAATTACTTCTTACTTTGGGGAGCTAACTACACCTTCTGATGAACCTCTACCTCTACCGGAAGATAAAAAAAGCCACCTACACGATAGGCAAGCTGTATATCGGGGTGGAATTTCAATGCAACAGTTTAGAGGATCCGGTGAGGGACTTGATTGACTTAAACGACGACGGTGACTTTAATGATCCTGACGAGGGTAAAATCTACGGTGACACGGCCATACCTGCGGGTAAGTACAGGATTAAGATGGCTCACAGTCCTACTTTCAACCGGCCTATGCCATACTTACAGAATGTTTACGGCTTCACAGGTGTAATGTTGCATCCCGGTAACTCGGTGAGTGATACCAGGGGCTGCATTTTAGTCGGGGAGAACACTATTCAGGGCCGGTTAGTCAATTCACGTGCATGGAGTGATCTGTTAAACTCAAAGATTACCGCAGCAGAAAATAACGGGGAAGAAGTGTGGATTGAAATAAATTAATATCTTTGTTCTGTCTCTTCATGGGTTTTTCATGTTAGTTAGTTTTGGGGTTTTGAAGAGGGTTATCCGGTGGGTGGCCCTCTTTTTTATTTGTGTATTTGAATAAAGGTTTTTATATTTGTTCTTTCATATGTATAACCATTAAAAAAGGAGGCCGATATGCGAACGTAACTAAATACAATCGCAAATGGCAAAGAAGCAAGAGCACAAGAAGCACGGAGGCGCACGCAAAATAGGGCGCAACAAACGTGTGGTGAATCAAGCAATGAGCCTTTATTCTAAAGGCAGGATTAGTTTTGAATCTTATCGCAAGATGACAAAACAATGAGAGAAGCCCTTAACGGGGCTTTTTTGTACCTAATTTTGACGAACGAGCCTTTTCGATAGACTAAAATCGCAAATAAGCTGACTTTTATCATTGAATTGCGTTGTTTTGTGGTTTATCTTTGATGTGTAATTAAAACCGAGAGACATGACAAAAACCGAAGAACTACAAAAAGCAGCAAAAAAACTTGAGGCACAAGTCACGGCACTTGTCGATTTGTTCTTATTTAATAATGGAACTTGTGAAATTGATATTAATGTCGATAATCAGAAGATTTGGATTAATGAAGATCGAGTGGTCCAAATAAGACCTAAAGTAACCGTAACAATAAAAATCTGAACCTATGCAAACAGTTATTATCACCAAACCGGGCGACACTTTTGAGGGCCGTGAGGGGCTTGCCGAGGTCATCACCGGAGGCGTTGCTGTCTATATTGACGGCGATCCAAAGGGGAGAATTTACTACTATAACGAGTTCAGAGTAACGGGCAAGGCTACTGTCTACGCTGCCACAAGGCTTGCGTTCAACCAGCAGAGGGAGATATTTAATGTCATGGATTTGGTTCGTGCTGTGAGGCGTATTACTAACCGTGAGTACCTCATGGACGGGACAATCCTGCGGAGGCTTCGTGAACTGCGTGCTGACGGACGGGCTAACTACAAAGAATATGAAACGGGTAAATACAAAAAAGGATGAAACCCACGACTAAGTTAACAAAGGTCTTAATAGGCATTGCTGCAATAGTTTGTATATGGCTATCAGGTGCATTGTATATGACACTCAATCATGCTACAAACGTATTGCCTTCGTTTATATTACTATCAGCGGCAGGTCTTATATGGATAATAAATTTGGTATTTGTAAATTATAGAGAAAAGAAATGAAAAAACAACCACAAAGCAATGTAATCTCAAACAACATCTTCACGGGTATTCAATGGGACGGACAAGCACTCGAGGCAGTAAACAATGTTTCAAAGGCGCTTTTGAACATGACTGAACTTTTCAAGTCTCAGCACATTAAGATTGAGATGATAAAGATCAACGCTGACCAGACTGACCTTATGGGTAATACGCTGATCGCTGATGAGGATAACGGGTAAATACAAGAAGCTATGAGAGACAGACCGAAGTTCCGTATATGGGACAAGAAAGAGAACAAATGGCATGAACCTATTTTTGAGGCTTATGTTGGACGGCTGCATGATTTATTTATAGGCACTACGGGTGAATTGTTTGCTCATACCATGAAGGGCGTGGAACACGAATCGCTGTGGCCCGATAGATATGAGGTAGTTATGTTCACCGGCCTGAAGGATAAGAACGGCAAGGAGATTTACGAGGGGGACATTATTAGGGTTCACCCAAAAATGAGTGATAAGCCGGAGGCCATTAAGTTCTCTTGTGGAATGTTTGTTGTTTACAACCCTAATTGTTGTAGTGTATGTAAAGATGGGCCGGGATATACGTGTTCACTTGATGAAGCTATAACATATCCAATGTCGGAAGACAAAAACTATTGTGAAGTCATCGGCAACATCTATGAGAATCCTGAACTACTGAGCCATGCCTGAGATAGCCTTAAACGAACTGCAAAAAGCCTTATGCGTTAAAGCCGAGGCAGAGGGTAAGAAGTGTTTTATCTCACACGACCTGATGTTTAACTTCTTAGGGGGCAGGTGGGTGGTGACAAACGCTCACACGGGGAAAGAATTTATAATACTGAACAAATAATAACCTTAATTAAAAACCAAAATCATGAAGAAGTCAATTTTTTTAATCGCATTACTGATTATTACCCTATCAGGGTTTAGTCAGGTTATCGGGATAAACTTTGCAGAAGCAATAACGGTTTATGATGATTCGGATATTGTCAACGAAAAATTAATGAAGATCGGCGACGGGAGGTATATTATCCCGTTTGCTCAAACCCCAGTAGGGTTAAAACATTGTACAGAACGTATGATTGATATAATGGCAGACAATGACCTTACCTATGATAACGTTGTGTCAAAAGATATATTCCTGGCTTCATACGTTGATGGGCTAATGGATTACAGCAATCTTTGTACATCGGCAAGGGTAGGTAGTTCGGAGGTTAATGTCAAATGGAATAAGGGAGGTTATCGTATAGCGCTTGTTATTAAAGAGGATCTATTTGCAATAATAATTGTAAAACAACGCTTGTAATTGAATTATTGTTTACCTTTGTAATAGGTATTGAAGCCATACAAAGTGAAGAATAAAAAGGATAACGCTCTTCTGTTCTCCGGTGCACCTGCCGGTCTGAACAACTTTGTGGTGGCTTCAACGCCGGAGACAGAGGAGTTCTTTCATATCTCTCCGGCACTGATTACATCGAGTGCGACCAAAAGAGGAGGAGTAATTAAGTACATTGATAACGCCAGTGTATGCTCTGTGAAAACCCACATCATACGACCTGCAGACCTTTTGGGCGAGGTTATCAGTGACGCAAATCGGGGAAATCATTTAGCTTTTCTAATTGACTTGCCGGACTTCGGTAACTACGAAGCTGGGGCGAACTGACTTTTTTGCTCAGTTTTATTGCTTATTCAATAATTCAATTTCAGGTTCAGAAAAAATGAGCTGCAGGGATTAAGGAGAATAATGTTTAACTATAAACTAACAACTAAAGACAATGGCCAGACCACCAATTCCAGAGGAAATGCCCGCAAGGTTAATTCTCGTTGAGTTAGTAACCGGAGAGCATATTAAAATATATACCAAAGACACGGTTGCGGTATGGACTGCAAACGAGCACAGTGATGGACATATATTTAAAACAGCCACAATATTCATTAATAGAGATGCGCCCATTGCGAACTTAAAGTTAAAGCAGTAATGAACTACACGGCATACATACTTCAAAAGCACCCCTTCCAGCCTGAGATATTTATCAGCGAAAAGCCCTATTTAAAGGAGTTGACAACAGCTATTGTTTTACCGGCTGCTATTGTGGGTATGTTTGTGAACATCGGCCTTGTCCCGTGTGCTGTTTTAATTGACCTGACAAGGCTGATTAAGTTAAGGCGGTATCAATGGTTAGCCAAAAGACGGCGTTTAACCTATGTGAGATGCGTGCTGTTGAGCTTAGACCACAGAGCCGACAAGCACACCGTTCAACTACTAATGGCTGCGTGAGATGAAAACTGTTATAGAATTTTACGCTGAATGTTTTTCTGATACAAGAACTAAGTTCACTCAGACAGAACTGCTGTTGTTTGCCGAAAAATATGCTGCGGTTTCCGGACTTAGAAAACTGTCAACGGCAGTTGCATTAGCCTTTAGAATTTCAGAGGCGGATATGTTCTCTCACTCTCGCAAAAGAGAATACGTCGAAGCCCGGCAGATGTACACCAGTTTATTATTTAATAACCTACAGGCGACACTTGTTACCATAGGTAAAGATGTAGGTATTGATCATGCGACGGTTCTGCATTCTATTAAATTAGTGGACAACCTGCGAGATACACAACGGGAGTTCAATCATAAGTACCTGAAATTGCAGGCTCTTATTGACGAAGACAAAGTGGAGTTACCGCCAATAGGAGCGAAGAAAGTAACGTCAACTTAGAACCGTTCTAAATAACAACAATCGTTATAAACCTGAGAAATATCATAAAAATCACGAATAACATTTATTACCTTTAACCTACTAAAACGAAGAGACACATGAAACCGCGACCAATTAAAGAACTATTAATCCTCTTGCGGGATGAACTACCAAACTTTATTATAAAAGAGAGGTGTCTATGTTGGACTATTGCAACTATGACACATTCGTGCATTACAAGGCAAGAGGCAGAGTATTTAAATGATTATATAGAGAAACACCGTCCCTTAAATTCCGAAGGTTACGCTTTCTGGTGGCCGATGGGTGAGCTTGCACCACGTATGAAATTTCTTAATAAACTAATTGCTAACTATGAAAAAGATTAATCCTACAGCCGCCTTGATAGTCATCGGGGCATTGTATTTTGTAATCGTAACACTAATCGGAACAATCAAATGAAAAACAAAATCATTCGTATTTACAAGGCTATTGCCGGAGAACTTGCAATGTGGTGGGTGTGGTTTAAAAACCTGTTCTTTGTTTACGCCACAACTAAATCAAAGGCAAAAGTCTTTCAGGGTTACGGCCACTGGTGGTTTGCCCGGAAGTACGCCGACAAGCGTACACGTATTTCAAAAATCAATACCTATTGCGGTGGCAAACATCATTACGTTCTCCCGGTTGGTGATTATTCACTGGCAGTATTTAACTCCATTGAACTTGACGACTTTCGTCGCAAGGGTATAATTAAAAAGAGTTTTACAATAGACAAAGTTTTAAAATCAGCTTATTACGTATCAAAATGAAGAAACAAAGTAAACTCGGCCTAATGGCCGCAATTATCGGAATGACTGCCGCAATGTTCAAAAGGAAAGAACCTATTGAATATAACCCGCCTGCACAACCTACAACAGTAGGAAAGTATATGTTTGGAGGGGTTAGGGCAAGAAATCTTCAGGCAATATTTATTCCACGTCGCTCAAAGTTTAAGGGCTACATGAGAGATAACCGCAACTGGGGAAGAAAACATTAATTAATAACCTTAATAAAATCATTATGAAAACTGAAATCGCAAAGATTAACCCTGCTGAATTTGGGTTACAAGAGGCACAAGTGAAAACCATTGAAGAGGCATTTATGCCGAAGATCATTGAACGTGACGGGCTGATGCAGGTTTATGAAACCCTGATCACTGAAGAAATAACCCCTGAGTTATGTGTAAGGGCGAAGGCGCTGAGGCTGAAGTTTGTTAAAGTCAGAACTGGTATTGCCGATATTCACCGGACACAGAAAGCGTTTTACCTCGCTGCCGGGCGTTACGTTGACGCATGGAAAAATAAAGAGACTACACCCGTTGAGCAGGTGGAAGAAACCCTTGAAGGTATTGAAAAGTATTGGGAGAACATTGAGAAAGAGCGTAAAGCCAAACTAAGAGCCGAGAGAGTTACCGAACTTCAGAAATACGAAGTTGATGGATCGCTGATCATGCTCGGTGAAATGACTGACGACGTTTGGGACAACTACCTTGCAGGCATAAAACTTCAGTACGAAAATCGTAAGGCTGCTGAACGTAAAGCCGAAGAGGACAGACTTGCTGCTATTGAAGCTGAGAAGAAACGTCAGGAAGAGATCAGGCTTGAGAACGAAAGGCTGAAGGCTGAACGTGAGGAAATGGAACGCAATCAAGAGGCTGAGAGAAAGAAACAGGCCGCTGTTATTGCTGCTGCTGAAAAGAAGCGCAAGGAGGCTGAAGCCGCTATGCTTGAGCAGGCAAAAAAAGACCGTGAACGGATTGAGACTGAAAGGCAAGCAAAAGAAAAAGCCGAAGCAGAATTAAGACAGAAAAGAGAGGCCGAAGCAAGGGCGCAAAAAGAGGCTGAAGAACGTGCTATCGCAGAAGAGAAAGCCCGTATAGCCGAAGCAAAGAAACAGGCTGCCGCACCGGACAAAGACAAGCTGCTGAAATTGGCTGAAGAGATCAAATCACTGCCATTACCAGAGTTAAAAACTCTCGAAGCAAAAGAGATAATTACCTCAGTACGTGGACTGTTATACAAAATAAATTTGTATATTGTAGAGAAAACCAAAGAGTTATGAAAACACTTAAAGAAGAGTTACAGGGCTGCCTCTCAGAGATGCAGGCAACAGCAAAGAAGTTTGAAGAGTTGATGAACGCGCCGGGGATAACGTGGCCGGAACTGGAAGTGCCGGAAAGGTTGGGTAAGGTTATTCGGGCTATGCCTTATTTTGCTTTCCCGGCTGGTTCAATAGTAACTATAATGGACAATAGTGAAGGTGAGGCTTATAGGTGTTCCTGTCCGGGATTCGATTATTGGCAGTGGATTGATGCTGTTGATTTAATCATCTACACCCCCGAAAAATGATATCCTACGAAAACCACTGGCTCAACAGAGACAGACAATACTTAAACGAAATGAGTGAACAGACACATGACGACTTCCTGCCGAAGTGGGATAAACTCGAATGGGAGAAAGGCGACCTTATAGACTTCGACGCTGAAGAGCGCGAAGGATACTACGAAATGACTACCGAGTGGAACGGTGTGACCTACGAAGGCACGGGAACCTACTCGTGCGGTGAGTTAATTTTAGTTGACGGAATTGAAATAAAGAAATAATTTATTATCTTTAAACTATGGAGAGCGAATTTATTACAGGGTTTACGCCCATTACAATGCAGGATGATTACTACAACCTTAAGGACTTTATCTCTTATTCAGGACTGAAGAACCTTAAAACTTCACCGGCACATTACAAGCAATACAAAGATGAACCGGCTGACGTTGAAACCGAGGCAATGGCTTTCGGATCGGCTTATCATACCTATATCCTGGAGCCTGAAAGATTTGAGTCGGATTATTATGTATTTAATGATGAGGGTATCTGTGAAGCCATAGTTGCAAAGGCTGCTTCTGAAGGGAAAGAGATAAAGAAAGTGCGGGCAACTAAGGAATACACCCAATGGGCTGAAAGTGAAATGCGTATTATCGGAGAGAGAAAAACTATTGACAAAGGCGACTTTCAGAAGATCAAAGACATGAAAGAGAAGTTAATGCAGCATTACTATTGCCGTGCATTACTCTCGAAAGGTGAGGCTGAAAAGTCAATAACCGGTATCCTTCATACAACTGAAGGTGACATTAACTTAAAGGGCAGACCCGACTATATCAGACCGGACAAGCACTTTATCATTGACCTAAAGACAACCCTTGATGCTTCGGTTGACGGGTTCACCCGTGTTGCTGCTGACGGTGGCTATCATATTCAGGCTGCACTTTATTCTGACCTCATGGAGATGATCACCAATGATGGCCGGGGTTGGTCGTTTTACTTTATTGCTCAAGAAAAACGGAAGCCTTATGCTTTTAACATCTTTGAGGCTTCGGCTCAGTTTATAGGACAAGGCAGGTATGAGTATGAACAACTACTGAAGCTGTATAATATGTGCCTGAAAGAGGGCCGGTGGCCGGGGTATCAGGTATTCTGTCAGTGGAAGTCAGGCAATATTGAACTGAACCTACCGCCGTGGGCAGTAAAGGGAATCGAGTTTTATAACCATAAAATCTAAAAATCATGAGTGAGAACACACCGGCAGTAAGACATCTGCCAAAGTATGAAGACCTGATAAAAGGTGATCTTTCAATTAAGCAGGATCAGAATGACCTTAACCTTTTATTGAATTATGAACCTCCAAAGGAATGGCTTAAGAAGCACCCGTTTGCAAAGAAAGAGGTAGTAGTTAACGGCCAAAAGGTAAAAGTACCTACGGAATATCTGCCCATTGAGCGAGTAGAGGCTTTGCTTACAGCTATATTTATTGTCTGGAATGTAGAGATAAAAAGCGTGCAGGTTATTGCTAATGCTGTAACTATAACTGTGCGGTTGTATTATCAGGATGTTCTTTCAGATAGAATGCTGTGGCAGGACGGTGTTGGTGCTGCCCCTATTCAGACGGATCAGGGAGCGGGAACAATGGACTGGAATAAAACAAAAAGCGATGCAGTGATGAAGGCTGCTCCGGCTGCTGAAAGCTATGCCGTAAAGGATGCTGCTGAAAAGATCGGAAAGATATTCGGCAAAGACCTGAATAGAGCCGATCAGATCGTATATGACGAACTGGCTAGGTTCCCGAAAAAAGACAAGCTCGAAGATTTGGATAACGAAACTAATAACGATTAATTATGAAAATGCTGAACATTAAATTGAATTTAAGCAATCTGATCTCTGTAGTGAGATTTGAAGATGGCAAAACCGGACCTGTGGAGTGTGTTATCATTCCTATTGAAGCAAACCATTTATTTAGGGGCAATTCGGGTATTTATCTTGACATGACGGCCTTTGAATTGAAAGAGCCAAAAGACAATCAAACCCACTTAATCAAACAGTCTCTGCCGAAGGAAATTTACAAAGCTCAGACCGAAGAGCAAAAAAGAGCAATGCCCATACTCGGTAACGTGTCTGTATTTGAAGGCTCAACAAGTGAACCAGTGAGCAGTATTGAACCATTACCGGCAGGAACCAAGTTGCCTTTTTAAGATGAAGAACCCCGACGACCCGGCCCAGTTCACCGATAGGGAGAAGGCCATAACAGACAAGGCTACTGCCCGGAAGTCCTGTAAGTGCGGAGACCTCAAAGGCAAAGTAAGCCTGAGTATTCCGAGACTGCGGATAACTTACTACTTCAAGTCAAAAGAGGATTTGGAGAACAAGCGCAGCCGGTATGAGTTGTACGAAGGTGAAGGTAAGGTGAAGTGAAAAAGTTAGTTTACAAAGCACATAAAGATGGAGGCGTTTTCCACATCGTCAATCGTAAGATGATGGAAGATGACCTCCGCTCTTTGCCGAAAGGGAACTACACGCTAACGGTCGAGAAGTACCGCAAGAACAAAAGCACTTCGCAGTTGGGGTATCTATTCGCTTGTGTTTATCCGATGTTCTTACAGGCTGCTATCGATGCTGGGTGGGATCAGTTGACAAGCGTTACCGAATGCGACGCTTGGTGTAAATCAATGTTTGCTAATCGTGAGATCGTGAACCGTGACACGGCAGAGATAATAAAAGTACCGGCATTCAAACGTGAGATGACAACTACGGACATGACAGTATATATTAACCAGGTGCGTGATCATTGTGCTGAATACTTTAATGTACACATCCCGGAGCCTGAGACACAACTAACAATGAAGCTATGAACCCTGAAGAACTGTTCAACCTGCTGGCCGGGATAATTGCACCGGTGGTAAATAAACCTGCAAAAAAGTTGCGGGGTAAAAAATAAGTTGTAAGTTTGTATTCAATAATAGGAGCGATATGAGAACAAAAACATTAGTATCACATACTGCCAGCACTGGTAGACAAAGTCCGAAAAAGGTTGCGGTCGCTCCTCCCTAATCGGATTTTTGTTTTACTGGTGCTGGCTTAATATTATAGCTATGAGTAATATTTCTGATAAGATAGTCAGAGAAATTGTTTATAATAAATATGGGGGTAGGTGTGCCTACTGTGGCTGTAGACTAAATAATACTTCTTTTGTGATAGATCATATTAAGGCATTAAGAAGGGGGGAACGAGATAAAAACAAAAAGGGATCAAATGCTATTGAAAATTTTAATCCATCATGTTTCTCATGTAATTCATCTAAGGGGGTATTTACTATAGAGCAGTGGAGAAGTGAATTAGCACAAAAAAAGAAAAGACTTAATAGGGATAGTTCATCTTATCGGATTATTTTGCGTTTTAAACTTATCCAAGAAAATGATGTGCCAATTAAATTTTATTTCGAGAGTTATGGCATATAGATATACAAATACAGACAAGTGGGGAGATGCTTGGTTTGCTAATTTAAAACCAGCCGAAAAATTATTATTCAATTACCTCTGTGATAATTGTGATATTGCCGGTTTTATTGAATTGAATATTAAAAGATGGGCCTCAGATATTGGATATGACAAGAATATAACTGAAGGGGCTTTAAAGGGGCTTCAAAGGGGCTTGTTATTTTCGACCAATAATGATTGCATATTTATAAAAAACTTTTTAAAGCATCAGAAAAACTATCCATTAAACCCTGAAAATATGGCACATAAGGGTATAATAAAGAGATTTGAATTATACGCTGTTAAGTTTGAAATAGAAAATATAAATCAATTTATAGAAGGGGCTTCAAAGGTGCTTCAAAGCCCCTATGGTAATGGTAGTGGTACTGGTAATGATATTGGTAATGATATTGATTATGATTTAATAGTAAATTTATATCACGATTTATGTCCAAAAATGTCGAGAGTTGAAAAACTAACCGGAGAGCGAAGGGGATTTGTTCATGCAAGATTTATGGAATATGGTATTGAAAAGATGACAACAGTTTTAAGGCTTGCCGGGCAAAGTGATTTTCTTAATGGGAAGAATGATAAAGCATGGAAGGCAGATTTAGAATGGATAATGAGGCCGACTAATTTTATAAAGATATTTGAGTGTAAATATGAGAACCGTGAGCGTAAAGAAGAAACACATGATGAACGAATTAAAAGACTGGCAGGGGTATGAGTGAATTATTAAATAATAACATTGGGCGTAAAGTAAGTGAAGTTTCACCTACTGACATGAAAATTCTGATTGCAGGATTTTTGGATGAAGCAAATAAAGTCATGGGCCGCACTGCCGAAGACAAAGATGTTTCTTGGCTTATTGACTGGACCGCAAGGTATCTTTGTGAAAGGTATGGCTATATGCCTATGCACCATGTTAGGGCAGCTATTGAATATGGTTCGCTTGGTGAGCGTGGTGGCACAACAAAGTTAATGCCTCGGAATATTGCTATATGGATAAGGGAGCAGGGAAATATACACCAGGAGCAGATGGCTCGGATGATTAAGTCTCAGGATGAAAAAACTCGTAATGAAAATTTTAATGCCAATAAGGCTGAATGGCAGGTAGCTGCTGCGGTAAGGATTAAAGTAACGTGGCTTGGTGAGGGGATAATAACTTCAGAGGAATATGACAGCTTCAGTAGTAAGGTCATTTATGATTTGCTGAAGTCGGGAGTTAAGGAGATGAATATACGCCCAAAGGATGTTGTACCGGACTATGAGAAACACAGAAGAATATGAGATACAAGCTGACTAAATACGTTGTAAAACCTTAATTTTGAGACTATGAACTATGAAGAGTTTTTAAATAAAAAGAAACATAACTCAATAGACTACGGGATAACTCCGAAGTTTATGCCTGATATAATGTTTGACTTTCAAAGGCACGTCGCTGATTATGCTATAAGAAAAGGCCGGTGTGCGGTGTTTCTTGATACGGGATTGGGAAAGACTATTATTGAATTGGTTGTCGCTTCAAATTACGTTCAGGCAACTAATAAACCTATTCTGATTATTACTCCTTTAGCCGTTGCAAACCAACATCTTTTAGAGGCTAATAAGTTCGGTATTGAAGATGTGGAGCATACCAGGGACGGCAAGTTTAAAAAGAAGATTGTACTGATAAATTATGAACGTTTGCATTATCTTAATTCATCAGACTTTGATTGTGTCATTCTTGATGAGAGTTCGATATTAAAAAACTTCGACGGTGCGATTAAGAACCAGATAAACACGTTTCTGAAAAAAGTAAATTACAGGTTTCTATTTACCGCAACCCCTTCGCCTAACGACTATATTGAATTAGGCACAAGCTCTGAGGCTTTGGGTTACATGGGTTACATGGATATGCTCGGAAAGTTCTTTAAAAACAATCAGAACAACGTCGCAAAGATAAGTCAGATATCAAAAGCAAGGCAGGGCGAATCGTTTTACCTGAAACCTCATGCAGAGAATGACTTTTGGCAGTGGGTTGCGTCATGGTCTATTTCGGCAAAGAAACCTTCAGATATAGGATTTGCCGACGATAGATTTATTTTACCTGAGTTGCATGAGATTGAAACAATACTCAGAAATGAAAACCCTCTGACGATTGACGGACAGACAAAATTGTTTGCTATGCCAGCTGTTGGCTTCCATGAAATCAAACAGGAGGCAAAGGCAACTATTCGGCAACGGTGTGAGATGGCGGTTGAGAAAGCCGCTGCACATGACATTTCAGTCTATTGGTGCAACCTCAATGATGAAGCCGACGAGTTAATGAGATTGGATCCAACGGCTATCGAGGTCCGGGGTAACATGGATATTGATAAAAAAGAGGATATCCTTTTAGGCTTTTCAACCGGACAGATAAAGAAGCTGGTCACAAAAACAAGTATCACAGCTTTTGGCCTGAACTGGCAACACTGTAATCACACAACGTATTTCCCGACGTACAGTTATGAGCAATACTATCAGGCTATCCGTCGCTTTTGGAGGTTCGGTCAGACAAGGCCCGTAACGGTTGACCTTGTCCTTTCAGACGGTCAGGAGAGAATAATGCAGAGCCTATTGCATAAAAAAGACAAGGCTATAAAGATGTTTGAAAAGCTGACACAACAGACAAATAAAGACTTTAAAGTTTACACGAGAGAATTTAATAAATCTATAAACCTACCAAAATTTATCTAACATGGTTAAAGATCAAGTAATAACAGACAATTACGCAATCTATTGCGGTGACTGTATGGAGGTCATTCCGACACTACCTGAAAACTCAGTCGATTTAATTTTATACTCACCCCCATTTGCGGGATTGTATAATTACAGCTCAGATCACCGGGACTTTTCTAACTGCGAAAGCCGGGATCAGTTCGTTGAACAATATGAGTTTCTTATTTCGGAACTTGCACGGATAACGAAACCAGGCCGTATAAATGCAGTTCATTGTGAGGACATACACGACAATACCGGAAGGCTTTGGGATTTTCCCGGCGAAGTTATTCGCATCCATGAGCAGCATGGATTTGAATATCACAACCGGATAACGATATGGAAGGAGCCGTTAAAGGTTCGCATGAGGACAATGGTACAATCTTTAATGCACAAATTCATTGTAGAGGATGCGACAAAATGTTTCACGGCTATGCCTGATTATATTCTCATATTCAAAAAGCGTGGAGAGAACCACGTTCCGGTTGTTCATCCTAACGGGCTGAATGATTATGAATACTTCGGTGATGTTCCGTTTCTTGAGGCACACAAAGAAACCTACGGCAATTATACTGACTTCCGCCGCAAGTGGATAGGATTTTCAGGCGACCCCAGAGAAAACAAGCTATCTCATTTGACATGGCAGCGATATGCTTCATCTGTTTGGGATGACGTGCGGATTGATAACGTACTACCGTTTAAGGATAGTAAAGAGGATGACGACGAAAAACACGTACACCCGTTGCAATTAGACGTTATTGATCGGCTGGTGTATTTATATTCTAATCCCGGCGAAACGGTTCTCACTCCATTTATGGGTGTTGGCTCTGAAGTTTATAGTCCTGTTTCAATGGACCGCAAGGCAATAGGAATTGAATTAAAAGACAGTTATTTTAAACAGGCCGTATTGAATTTAAGACAGGCCGAAAAGAGGTTTGTAAAGGTTGAACAAAAAAGTATGTTCTGAGATGACTACCCCAGCAGAGAAGCTACGGCTTGTGAAGATGTACGGACTGATAGTACAGGACGGCAAGGAGTGGATATTCAAGAGCGACCCGACAAAGAGCGGCAACATTATTGAGTTAAGAGATGCCAGTAAATGGTGTTTGACAGAGCGTGTTTACGACTTAATCAGGGACATAAAGATTTACCAGTGATGAAAAAAAAGAAGTCACTCAGTAAACTCAAAGAAGAGGCGTGGAGCCTGTTTTCTGCCCGTTTAAAGCAACGTTATGCTGACGACGAGGGGAATGTCAGGTGTTTTACTTGCGGGGCTGTAATGAAGTTAAACACGGCAAATTGTCAAGGAGGGCATTATCTTTCACGTGGCGGGTATCCTGGATTAATGTTTCATCCTGATAATAGTAGAGTTCAAGATTACCGGTGCAACGTACACTTACACGGCAACACGATTGAATTTCGCATCAGGCTGATTGAAGAAATCGGACTTGAAAGGGTTGAAGCCTTAGAAGCACAGAGGCACATTCAGGTCAAACTTACCCGGTCAGACTATGAAAAAATGATTGAGGAATTAAAAAAATGTATTTAAAATTTGGATTATAGAATTAAATATGTATATTTGATGCTATAAATATAAAAATTAATACAATGGAAAAAACAGAAGAGAAGGTGGTAATGGTTTTGGAAGAGGGCGAAAAGGCCACACGAAACTACTGGCAGACTATTAAGTCATTTGCAAGGCTCGGTAAGGAGATACGAATTTCTCCGAAGGCTTGTGTTACGGTGAATAAGCCGGGGTTTAAAACCGAGTTTTTTACCGAGACAATCAGCATTAACATCGGGATAGGTAAGGATCACACAGCTGACCTGATTATGACAGTTGACGCATGGAAGGCTCTTAAATCAGGTGAAGAAGTTAATATTACCACCACAAAGGAATGGCAAAAAATGTACGGGCTATAACGAAAAACTAAACCTATGAAGACAGTACTTGTAATCTTATTGCTTATCGTAGCTCTTGTAATCATGGTGATGCAGCAGCTTGAGATTAATGACCGCCACCGCTTCCGTGAGGAGCATAGTGATTTATGTGATTTCTACCACTTCATCGGCACCTGCAAGAAGACTGAGGAGAACAGGCTCTACATCGCTGACAGGATTTTAAGCGAGAGGTCATTACAGAAAGACGAAAAGGCCCTACATTTGGTAAAGGCTTGTGAGCAGATATTTAATGTGAGATTTAACAAGCTAAAAAAATGAAGACAGAACAAAAGCCGGAGATGACGAAGGAGGAGTTAGGAGAAAAGTGGATCGGTCACGACTTTCACGATGGACTTAACGAAAAATTCCTCTCCGACCTCCACAACGTGATACGGGGAGAACTGATGAAGTTTGGTAATGTCATAACAGGCAAAAAATTTCCCTATGCAATAATTCATGGCTCAAATAAACCCTTCGCAACTACTAAAGAGGATTTTTCGGTTGAGTATGTTGTCGATGAATTTCTGAATAATAACCAATAACCAAAGAACATGAAAGACCCTGGAACAACAAAGGGAGAATGGTATGCGTGTTGCCTTGACAAAAAACCTCATTTCGTATTTGCGGGAGACGGTGAAGCTGTTGTTTGTGCCATAAGTATTAATGACCCAAATTATGCAGGATACGAAATGTTAATGAGTGATGTTTCGTTATTGGAGTGTCAACATAACGCACGGCTCATTCAGGATGCCGGTAACGTTGCTCAAGAGTGTGGCCTATTGCCTTCCGAGCTACTGAAGCAGCGGGACAACCTGAAATCAGAATTAAAGACAACAATGGAGTCATTGCTTAAAAGCATGAAGCAGAGGGATGAATTGTTGGAGGACATTGAATTTCTTGCTAAACGACAACAGAAGGCATCTTCAATATCATTTTACGGAGAGAGGGACACGGGTGTATCAAGTAACTGCATTGTATCAATAGCCTACGGCGTTACGAAGTTGGAAGATCAGTCATTTCCCTCAGATTTATCAGACATGATTGCTTGTGAAAATATGTGGAAGAAATTACCTGCTCACAGAAAAACGGGCGACGGGTTAACCGCAATGGAACGGGCAAGGGGATGCGATTATTACGGCAAGGCTATCACTAAAGCAGAAGAGAGATGAAAAGAGCCCCGTCATTTTACAAACCGGCACCTCTCTATAAGCGTTGTCCCATATGTCATAAGTTTATTATTACAAGGCGCAACCCAATGGATGTCAATCCTTATGATGCCGGAACGCCAAGGGATGTGTGTAAATGTTTTAGATATAACGTACAATCATAATAAGATGAAAAGGGAGATTAAGTTCAGAGCATGGGACAAACTCAAGGGTGAAATGATATTTGATGGTATTGAGTATGAGCTAAGGCTTATATCTCATGTGTTTGAACTCACCGAGGCGGACAGGCCCATCATAGGATTTACTGACATAGATCACGATAGGTTTGTGATCATGCAGTTCACCGGCCGTCTTGACGATAACGGCAAGGAGATATACGAGGAGGATATAGTTGCATATACCCATTATGAGTGTCACCCACAAAACCATGTTATTACCGAAACAATAATTGTGGAGTGGATAAATAACGGATTTCGCCCATTCAATTATTTAAACGAAAAGGCAATCATTAAAGTTGTGGGTAACATTTACGAGAACCCCGAATTAATAAATAACCCCCAAACAGTAGAGAGATGACAGACGAAAACAAATTTGAAGCATGGGCAATTATTGAGCTCTTTGGGCACAATCAAATTGCAGGTAAATGTACCGAACAGAACATAGCCGGTAGTAATATGCTACGGGTTGACGTTCCAGAGACAGACGAGCAGCCGCCCTTTACTCGCTTTTTGGGTAGTGGTGCTATTTATGCCATCAACCCAGTGACCGAGGAGATTGCCAAACATTGGGCGAGATCGCTGCAAGTGTCTCCGGTTAATGCATGGGATATTCATCAGTACATCAAGAAGCAGAAACTCGCACTACAGGAAGGGGGGGAAGAAGAATGACAGACGAAAGAAAACAGGCGGAGACGGAAGAAAGTAAATATCATTTTGCACGAGAGGTGATCTTTAATTTACGCTCATGCCAAGCAATATCCGAAGCGGTATATATGCACTGGATCGATAAACTACTCAAAGACGAAGAATCCTACGCCGCTCTCAAGGTAGCCGAGGCAACAAAAGAGATGTACCTTAATATGCAGTATTACATGGAGTATTGCCAAATGAAGGGATACGTCACTCCGCAAGAATGGATTGAGAAGCATAAGCATTTTTGAATACTGGAAACAAAACATAAGCAAATGACACCTGAGGAAATCAATCAGAAAGCAATCGAATATGCCGAGTTGAAACATAAAGAGGAAGCAGATAATCCTGCATTTGAAAGAGATATTTCTGAAAGTCAAATAGACTTTGCGAGAGGATATACCGCAGCACTTTCGAAGGTAGCCGAGAAAGAACTTGAGTTAGATGAAAAAAAGAATTGCAGAACCTGTAATGAATTAGGCCATCCATGTTGGCTGCACGATCCATCTAACCCGGATAATAAGGTAGCCGAGATGCCGACAGAGGAAGAGGCTATAAGTAGGCTTCTTGATGAATATTGCATGACGAAAATCAATACGGACGAGGAAAAGAAAAAGTTTAAAATATCCGTTATAAAATTTACCACATGGTTTCGCAACCGCATAAAAGAGCCCAAGCCTAAAATGCTTGAGATGCCGACAGAGGAAGAGGCATTTAAGAAAAAGGCAGAACTAATGGATAAGATAGGGCTAAAACAAAACATATTACTCATGGACATTTTTGATGTATTGACGACCTATGATAAGTGGTTTCGCAACCGCATGACCTGTTCGGAAAAACCGAACAACCACACGGGAGGAGGAGAATGAAAGCGATAGGCATTTATTTCGGAGACGGGCAATGGTGGATAAGAATATTCAAGTATTGCATAGCTGCCAAGAATATCATAAAACACCCATTGCTGTTCAGTGAAAGAAACGGGATAGTAAAAAGGCTTCAAATAGGCAAGTGGAGCTTCAGGCTATTAAGGGGTTAAATTATAAACTAAAGGATGAGAGGAATGAGGAGAAAAATTAAAGTAGTATGGACTTGTTCTGACTTTGTTCGCCACGAGCATAAGTACAGATGGATGGCATGGCTTTGCGGTAGATGCCAATATGTTTTATATTTATTAAAAGGAGGAGAGAAATGAGGGAAACTATTTGGCAAGAGCTACAGCGATTCATTGACTCTATAAGAGATGAGATAAGGGCCGAAGATACAGACCAAGTTTCTATTGAGTTTTGGCTGTTCAAAATAGAGCGAAGAATAAAAATACTAAAAGATGCAATTGAAGAATTGAAAGGAGAAAAACAATGAAACTAAAACCAAGTGTATTCGGAGGCTTGCTTGCCGCAGCCGTGATAATCGGGGGAATACTTATCGGACTTGCCCTGTTTGCATGATAACACACAAAGACATTGCCGAGAGAATGCTCTGCGATATGTTTCAGCAGGAGGTAACTGTTCGTGGTGCAGCAAAGATATTCGGCACACGCCCGGCGTACTTCTGTCATCTGAGGCACGAGGACAGGTACACGAAAGTACCCGCAAAACTTTGGGCAAAACTACGGAAGTATTGTCTGTCAGGTAAACGATTAGATGAATATAAAATGTAACTTTGTAAATAAAAAAGAGATGAAAAAATTAATGCTTATTCTTTTCGCTGCCGTGGTGACGGGCTGTACCTGCACGATGTCACAGGTCCCACCTCAGTCCCTTTTTGTAGATCAAACTTGCGGGGCGGCAGTTCCGGATTATCGCCCTCTATTGAGGTTTACAGATAATTGTGCCATTGACACTATTGAGCAGATGCCTACACCAGGATCGTGGTTAACCGAAAAGTTTAACACTGTACTGATACGAGCGTGGGATAAATTTGAAAATTATACCGACGTTCTATTCTCCCTGGAACTGTTGGATACAATCGGTCCAGAGCTTGTCGAAGTTGACAGTAGCCTAATTGCACAAGTATATGAGAACGTGAATTCTCTTTACAATGCTGCTGACCGTCTTCTGGCACTTAATGAAATGTGGTTTGACAATACCTTTCCGTGGGATGACGTGGAGTTTGAATATATCGATAGTTTGGGCGTGACGCAAACCCTGAGAGGTATCCCCGAAGAACTGAGGCCTACAAACCTATACTGCAATTACACGATGGTAACGGCAACGCCTGCCTGTTATGTTTTTCTTGGCGAAGGAGAAGGTCGCGGGAGATATACAGTATTTGTTAAGCCCGGAGATACGTTCACAATTCCTTTATAATACGATGACCGTTGAGGAAGCTCGTCGCATTGAGGGTCTTTTTGGCCGTATAGAGGGTTTTGGCGAAAGGCGCAATTACCCTTTATCACTTTATGGACGTATTACAATTGTCGATAGTTATTGGCTGCTTTTCGAGACAACCGAAGATGAATTGGTGATGTTTTCACTTCGTAAGGTCAGCAACTTTTCACCACGTCGCAGGATGTTTTATATTAAAAAAAAACTATATTTGTGTAAATAATAATGGGGTGAAGACCACCAAGCGGCAATGGATGATGTTCCTTTATCTTCAGAGCATAGAAGATTGCCACTTTGACCTCATACATGAAGACTTGCATTTATGGGAGTGTATTGATCTTGGATCGGAACTGCAACGCATGATACACTATTCGTTTAATATTCACATTAAATTACTCTCAACTTCGTTATGGCAAAACTGACTATCGTAATCACATTTTATCAGCGTCACGCATTATTGTTAGAAACGTTAAAGACTTTTGATCGATACGATCCCGAAACGTTTAATGTTGTTGTTGTCGATGACGACAGCCCGGATGACATTGTTTTGCCTCCGTTGCCTTTTGACGTTACGATAGTCAAGTTAAGAGATAAGACATGGAAGAACACCTGTACGGTTCACAACGTTGGCTTCCATGAGGCTTTAAAAAGTGATCCCGATATTATTGTTATTCAGAACGCCGAGTGTTATCATTGGGGTGACATATTAGGTTATGTGCGTGAAAACCTCACGGATGAAAACTATATTGCATTTCCAGCTTATTCTCTGGCCGAAGGCGAGACACCGTGTAATGAAGTAATCAAAGACAAGCAGGCGGAGTTTAACGGTGACAGTGGTTGGTATAATCACGCTGTTTATCGTCCTTATGCTTTACACTTTTGCACAGCAATTACAACCGCAAACCTCCGAAAGTTAAACGGGTTCGATGAAAGACTAAAAGATGGCATAGCTTATGAGGACAATGTTTTTGTTCATCAAGTGCGAAATCTCGGATTGAGAATTGACATACCTGATCGACCTATGGTGTTTCACCAATGGCATTACAATCAGGGTATTCATCCGCAAGAATTAGTAGAACGTAATCAGGCTCTTTGGCTTGAAATAGAACAAGAGACCTCGTATCGCGCCATTCATCTTATAACTCCGGATTTATGATTTACGATTGTGTCACACTTTTCAATGATGTTGAACTGGTCGAATTGCGTTTTATGACTTTGTATGACACGGTTGACCGCTTTGTTGTAGTCGAAGCAGAGCAGTCGCATATCAGAGAGGAGAAACCTTTGTTTTATCTTGAGAACCGAGAGTTATTTAAGCCTTATGCCGATAAGGTAATTTATATTCACGTCCCGGAACTACCGTACGACAATCCACGTGATAATGAGTTCTACCAACGCAATCTTATCTCTTACGGCCTTGACGAAGCCGGACCAGAGGATTATATCATTATCGGTGACATCGACGAGATAGCACGACCAGAGGCACTTTTAGAGGGTATTGCAAAGTATGAGCAATTCGGACTGCTTCAGAAGCTATTTTATTACTATGTGAATTGTCAAGCCGTTCAGATGTGGTACGGTTCAATGTGTTGGAAGAAGAAATACATTGTTTCTCCGCAGGATGTTCGTAATCGTCGTGGAGGCGATCCGCACGGAGTAGATAACGGTGGCTGGCATTATTCGTTTTTGGGTGGTGCTGAAAAGATCATGCTAAAGATTAGATCGTTTTCTGAACAACAGGTCAACACGCCAGACGTAAACAATGAAGAGAATATTTTAAAGTGCCTCGAAAGTGGTGAGGATATTTTTCATCGTACTGAGCCGTGGGCAAAGAAATCATTTATCTCACGTGAAGAAGCCGAGATAGATCATCCAGCATTAAAACAATGGTTACAAAAATATCCACATAACGTAAAATGAAAGACGAAGCAACACATCAGCCAATACTTTACGAAGTTATTCAGCAGACAACTGGGCCGATACTTGAACTTGGGGCTGGTTATTCATCTACTCAGCAAATACACACACTGGCACAGGATAGGAATATATTAACCGTCGATGATAACCAGGAGTGGCTCGACAACTTCAAACATCTTGAAACACCGCATCACCGTTTTACGTTGTTAAGTGAAGAATTATTTAAAATACACGGCCATAATTGGAAGGTAGTATTAGTTGACCTCAGCACATGGGATCAGCGTATGTGGGCAATAGAACAACTACGATACCGTGCTGATTATATTATTATACATGATGCACAAGATAAGAACCTCGGACGTTTCTTTGATTACTTTCGTGAATATCGTGTAAGTGATTTTCCGTTTCCTACTACTTTACTCGGAAGCAATACTTATGATCTTGAAAACATAAACGTTGAAGGTGCAACAATCATAAACAGATGACATCAAAAGACTTAATACATATTGCAAATATTCTGCTCGACTGCGAAGAGATGAGCGATGAACCGGTGCTGGATCACATCAAAAGACAGTGCAGCCGCTTCAGACTTTCAGAAGTTCAACAGGATATTATAAAGATCGTCGACAAGTGCCGGATAGTTCACAATGTCGGCTCTGTTACTTACGATTTCTCAGAAGACACAATAGTATGATAAAAAAGCGTAACTTTGCAACATGGCAGGTAGACCGAAAGCGATAATAGATTGGGAAGTGGTTATTGAACACATCAAAGCACAGTGTTCAGCCGTTGGCATTGCGAGTATGTTTGGCATATCAGTAGATACTTTGTATAACCGTTGTAAGGCCGATAATAATATTGATTATTCGGCTTTTTCCGAACAAAAGAAAGCAGAAGGCAAAGAATTACTGCGAAAGAAGCAATATGAGGTCGCAATGGAAGGTGACAAAACAATGCTTGTGTGGTTAGGGAAGCAATACCTTGAACAGAAAGAAAAGAATGAGACTGATATTCGCATTAAGGAATTTCCTGAACTGCCTGATATAGTTATTAAGTGATGCACTGCGGAGTATATATAATCAGGTCAAAGCGTAAACCAGAGAGGTGTTATATCGGTCATTCAATAATGATCGAAAAAAGGTGGAATATTCACATCAATGATTTGAAATCAAACAAACATCATTCTCCAAAACTTCAAAGGCACTTCAATAAATATGAATTATCTGATTTAACCTTTAATATAATTTGTGAGTGTGACAGGGGCGACCTAATCCCTATTGAGCAATTTTATATTGACGCTTATAAGCCATATTTTAATTGTTCCCCTACCGCAAGTAGCAATTTAGGGATAAAGAAGACTGAGGAGCAAATTGCAAAAATACGAGGCAGAAAACACTCAGAAGAAGCAAAATTAAAGATGAGTAATTCAAGGAGGGGGCGCAAGCGGAGTGCGGAATCAATAGAAAGGGGTCGAAGATCACATCTGGGTAAGCGTTTATCCGAAGAAACTAAGAGAAAAATCAGTAAGTCTCACATGGGGATTAGGCCATCCGAAGAAACAAAATTAAAACAAAGTAGAATACATAAAGGCAAAAAACATAAATCACCATCGTTAGAGATCAGAAAGAAGATGAGTGAGGCACAAAAAGGAAGAAAATTAACGGAAGAACATAAGTCTAAATTAAGTGTGGCGAAGGTTGGCTATGTTCCGTGGAACAAGGGATTAAAAACCGGCCATAAGCCGTGGAATAAGGGGAAGAAGGGAGTTCAGCGTAATTGGAAGAAAGGTATGAAGTTAGTTGAGGGAAAATATATTGAGGTCTATGCAAATTGAACAAGAAGTTTCCGCTCCACAGAAAGCAATATTAAAAAGTACTGCTTCTATAAACTTATTTTTGGCAGGGCTTGGATCGGGGAAGTCACATTTAAGCGGTATTAAATTATATCAGCTTATCAGAACGTTTCCCGATGCGGTGGGTTTTGTTGGGGCAAATTTTTATGATCAGCTAAACACAGCAACTCTTTTCAGGATCAGAGAATATTGGAAGTCCGTAGGCATAATAGAATATAGCAAAGATTCTTCCCCGTGGGGTCAATACGTTATAGGCAAAACACCACCAGAGCATTTTAAAAAGCATGGTCATAACTTTGAGAGTTATCATAACATTATTTCGTTTATCAATGGAGCTATTATATTCATTGGCTCAATGGATAACGCAAAAAACCATGAAGGAAAGGAAATATCTTATGCGTTCCTAGATGAGACTAAAGATACCGATGAGACCGACGTGAAGGAGATTATTATGGGGCGGCTACGAAAAAAAGGAATGTACCTTGTGAATGGCCAATTATCTCATACGGGTAAACCAGATCAACAATACAATCCTCTTTTTATCACAACTTCACCGGCAAAAACAGAGTGGATTTCGAAGTGGTTCAATTTAGAAAACTACGTCGAAGAAATAAACTCAAAGATATATTCCCGTGAAACGTTCTTTGAGAAACGAGTAGGTGATAAGTTTGCGGTGATATCATCTACTTATCACAATGTTAAAAATGTCGGAGAGAATTATATACAAAGCATATTAGACAACAACTCAGAGGAACGTGGCCGTGCCCTTGTATTCGGGAACCCTTTCACTCAAACCGGGGGAGAGTTCTATTCATCCTTTGACCGCCTTAAACACGTCGGCAAGTGTACCTACGACAAAACAAAGCCGTTGCATATCTCGTTTGACCAAAACTCCGTTCCTTACAATTCATGTTCTATTTGGCAGTTTGAGCGCAAGGATGATATTTGGTGGTCCTATTGCATTGACGAGATCGCACTTGAAAACCCTCGTAACTCAACTGAAGAGGTCTGTGAAGAAATACTGATGCGATATAATGCTCATAAATCTGCTATTTACTATTACGGTGATGCATCGGGCAGGGCACGGTCAACAATGAACAAAGAGTTCAAGCATCATTACGAGATCATTGAATACAAATTAAGGAGGTTTCTGACAAACGGATCAGCGAGGATGATGCGACAGAACCCGTCGATTACTAAACGCCGTGACTTTATAAACCGTATCTTTGAAGAGAAATTACCGATAAGAATACTGATTGACGAGAGTTGCAAATTGATGGTCGCTGATATGATGTACGTCAAACAGGACATAAACGGAGCAAAAGATAAACACATTGTTACAGACAAAGAAACAGGTGACAGGTATCAGAAGTACGGCCATTTGTCAGATACTTGTTTTGTGGGCGAAACAATAATTATTACAGATAAGGGCAATAAGGCTATAAGTAAGATTAAAGTCGGGGATAATGTATTGACAAGAAAGGGATTTAAAAAAGTAATAGATAAACGAAAATTTTATAATAAGGAAGTAAAAAAGTATAGCGTAGGTGATCGTAACTTAAGTTGCACCCCGGATCATAAAATTTATGCAAGTGGTCAATTTATTATGGTATCAAGTCTGACGGCAAAGAATATTATTAGTATCTTTGCAATAAAAAAGACATGGATAGAGAAACTATTATTATTGATGGGTATAAATTTCACAGATACCCTAATGCAGACAGACCAAGTGATCGGAACTATTTCAAAGGATGGACAAAAGAAACAGGGATATGGAAAAAGATTTATCTCCATCAGTACATATGGCAAAAGCATAACGGGCAAATTCAAAAGGGACTTACGATACATCACATTGATGGTGATTTTAGCAATAATAAAATTGAAAATCTCAATCTTATTACTTATAAAGAGCATATGGGTAGCCATTACGAATGTAAGTCTGATGCTTATAAGCAGATGCTTAAAGATGTATTGCAAGAAAAGGCCCAACCTAAAGCATCAGAATGGCATAAATCACCTGACGGAAGAGCGTGGCATATTAAGAATGCTGAACACGCTATATATGGTGAAGAGTATTCTGCGGTTTGCGAAGAATGCAAAGCCGTTTTCCAAACAAAACTTAGAAGGCGACCAAAATACTGCTGTATTAGTTGCAAGAATAGGAGAATTACACGATTGGCTCGTATTGCAACAAAGTATTATGAAGATAGGATATGTTCCTTATGCGGAAACACGTTTAGATCAAATAGATGGAGCAAAACTACTTTCTGCTCTCGTCAATGTGCGGGAAAAGCCAGGAGGACAAAAAACCGTTTATGATATAACCGTGGAGGATGAACATGAATACTTTGCAAATGGTATTCTTGTGCATAACTGCGAATATCAATTATGTGAAGTTTTTAACAGTTATTATAAATAGATAATGGACAAGATAGAAGGCTTTAAAGAATTGCGACGCATCGTTACAGATAACATCCGCCACAGAGATTATAAACGCGTGTGCGATCTCGCAGATGAATACTATAAGATGGTCTCTGGTGACGGCATAAGTGATCTGCTTCGCAGGATTGTTTCACGTGAAACAGTTGACGAGTTCGAGATGCGTAAGACGATCACAAATTCAATTATCCCTCCGACGTTGGCCTCGACGAAGTTGTCGTTTCAGAAAGCGGTCCGTAAGAAACCCAAAGTACGTAAGATCGACTGGGAGACTGAAGGCGACTATGAAAAGCGTCAGGCAGAACTTGAACTGAAGATCGCTGAATATTGGGGCGACGCTTCGTTAGAGAAGTTCTTTGAGTATGCGTATGTTGACTATAACTATCTTGACCCGAATGCTTTTCTGATAACTGAGTTTGACGAGTTCGACGCACGTAAAGAGAAAGCAAAGCCTTATCCGTTCATCGCTACTTCGGAGCAGGCGATAATGCTTGAGTTCAAAAACAACATTCTTCAATACCTGGTCGTTAAGCTGCCGATCACACTGACTGATCTCGAAGGCAAAGAATACGAAGGCACGAAATACACTATTTATCTCGGCACTGATACGATTGTCTTTACTGAGGTGCGTGATAAACCGATGCTATTTGTCACAGACGACGGCTTCCCTGACGGTATTGAGATCGGTGGCAAGTATTATACAGTTGCGTACTTTGTACCGCAAGGTGACAAGATACCAGCACGTCGCTTCGGCTTTAAGTACGACTCACAGACACAGGGCAGGACGTATATTTCAGTATTTCATGATGTGATGCCGTATCTGAATAAGACGCTGAAGATCGACAGTGAACTGGACTTATCAACTGCTATGACTGCATTCCCGCAACGGTTCAGGTATGTTAATCCTTGCCCTGATTGTAAGGGTGGGGTGACGCCTGATGGTAAAACTTGCGGCACTTGTCACGGAACGGGCAAGGAACCAATTCATGCTTCTACGATGGATGTTGTCACGCTTAATATTCCGTATGACACAACGGAGATGATTGATCTTGAAAAGCTATTAGTGTATAAGTCACCTCCGATTGAACTATTAAAATTTCAAGAACAGTACATCCAGAGTTTACGGGCTTCGGTTTATTTGATGATGTTCAACAAGGAGTTGATGACCCGCAATGAACTCACGAATACGGCAACCGAGGTGAAGATCACCGAGGACAATATGAACGACACATTGAAGCCTTTTGCTTCGGCACTTTCTACTTTGTGGGAGTTTGTCGTTACGGACATTGCTACTTTTACTGACTTAGGCATGGGATTGATAGTCGAACACCAATACCCCGATGACTTCAAGTTCAAAACTCAGGCCGACATGATGGATGAACTCAAACGAGCAAAAGATGCCGGTGCTTCTACTTCGACGATTGCAGCTATCGAAGATGATATTAACGAGATGCTTTATGCTGACCGGCCCGAAGAGTTGAAGATTATACGCATTAAGAACGCCTACAACCCGTTCAGGGGCTACAGCGAGGAGAACGTGAGGCTATTGATCTCGCAGAACCTTACAACGCATTACAACGCTGTTTTGTGGGCAAATCTGGAATCTATTTTCAATGACCTCGAACAGGAAAGCGAGGTATGGATATATGACATGGCTGACGATGTGATCACTGAGAAGGTCAAGGCTAAGTGTGAAGAATATATTTTGCAAATGGAAGAGGCCAAGCCAAAGGAACCGGAGTTGACGTTCACAGAAGAGGAACGAGTTGAAACAGTCGAAGAATGAAGTTCAGTTGTATAATGCCGTCACTATTGTCGCAATATCCAGGTGCGGCCTCTCGTCGTGAAGAAAAGATTGTCCGTGCAGTGCAGTCAGTATTGGATCAAACGTTTACAGACTTTGAATTACAGGTCGTTGCTGACGGCTGTCAACTAACAATGGACCTGATGAAGCAATTCACCGACGAAAGGATAACGACTACTTTGATTAAGAAAGCGCCGATGTGGGACGGTGCGCCTCGGAACACGGGAATTGAACAAGCAATGGGTGAGTTCATTATTTATTGTGACATTGACGACTATTGGGGAGAAAATCATTTACAGAAGATCGCTGACGGGCTGAAGGATTATGATTGGGTGTTTTATAATGACATTATTTACTCAGGTGGCGATTGGGTTGAGCGCAACTGTGACATAAGGAAGTTAGGGCAGAACGGGACGTCAAATATCTGCCATAAAAGGGAGTTAGGCGCACGTTGGGGTCACAGGGGTTATGCTCACGATCATTATTTTAACCAGAGTTTGATGATGAAGTCAAGAAAATTTGGTAAGATTGCTACACCGGAGTATTTTGTTTGTCATTTGCCTGGGTCTTATGATTGGTGAATATGAATGATATAAATAAACAGATTAGTAATTATGGCTTCACAATGCAGGATTTTAAAGATAATCCGTGGCTATATGATCTTATTGGAGATAATCCGGTATGGATAAAATTTATAGATAACAAAGGCAATTCATACGGTCCTGTTAAGGGCAAAATAATAAAACCCAAAGAACATGAAGGCAGAAATAATTAATGAGATATTAGAAATTATTCCAGAGTCAAAGACTGAAGAATATGCTATTGATGCATGGTATGATAAAAACCTTATAGATCCATGTCGCGCATATCTTAACGGCAGAAACGTGGGGGTTACTTCGTATCGAAAATATAAAAGATCGTTGCGGAATAGAATATTATTATGGTTGCATAACCATAGGATTTACTTTATGTACTCATGTAATGGATATAAGAAATGAAAGTTGCCGCAGTAACAATAACCTACAATCGCCTTGATCTGACGAAGCGAACAACAGAGAGTTTTGAAGTAAAGACCGGAGTTGACTTTCATCTATTTGTCGATAACGGATCGACTGACGGAACGCTCGAATGGTTGAAAGACCGTAACCGGATCGAATTAGGCAAGAACGAAGGCATAGCCGCAGCGTTTTATTACGGTGTGCAGAACCTTTTGGATTACGACTACATCCTGAAACTTGACAATGATGTTGAGACGGTCACCGAGGATTTGATTGCAAAGATGGTCAAGTTCATTGAAGAATCCGGGCCTCATGCTGTTTCACCACCTGACCTGCTGATTGATCCTAACTTTTATCCTAACATCTTAAAGAAGCGAGTTGTCGCTGGGTTGAATGTCGAATATGTTTCGCATACCGGCGGAGCGTTTCAGCTTGCCCCTACGAAGTACGTTAAGATGCTCTGTGACGACTTTGTTCACTTAAAGCAGGGTGACTATTCAATCGGAGGCTTTTATCGTCAGAGAGGCTGCCCTCCGTGCTATTTAAAAGACTATGCCATGAAGCACATAGGATTAAATCAGTCAACACCAGGTAACGTTTATATCTTCTGAATGAAGTACGATTTAATCATGGTCGTTGCCTCACGGGACAGGTCACTAACAGAGATGACCCAGCGAGCCATTGACAGTTGTCTGGCTGACGGGGCTGATGTGAACGTTATTTTAATCGAGACATTCAGAAAAACACATTATCGAGGAGTAAGCAATTATATACTTTTTACCGGGCCGTTCAATTATAACCGATGCTTAAATGAAGGATTAAAGCACCGCACCGGGGATATACAAATCCTAGCAAACAACGATCTGATATTTCACAAAGGATGGTCAGAGATAGGTGACATCATGCGTGAGAACGAAATCCTTTCAGCCTCGGCACTGAGCAATGCCATGCAACACCGTCATCTCACAAAGGGCTACAATGCTTACAAGGGTTACACTATTGGCCTATTCTTTACAGGTTGGTGTATATTTCAACACAAAGACATTTGGACGAAGATCGGACGGCTGGATGAATACTACGAGTTTTGGTATTCTGACAACGTTCATGCCGAACAAATCAAGGTTGCAAAGATTGATCACTGGTTAATATGTGCCGTGCAGGTTGACCACATCACTTCGCAAACACTTGTTAAAACGGATCGCAAGTTAAAACAACGTTACACTCATGCCTCGAAAAAAAGGTTACATAGGAACAATTGAGACTATCTACCGATGGGCATTCGATGATATTTCGCTTTACTTTTGGGTTGAGGCGCAAAGAAGCATTGTCCCTGCAATAACTATTGAGCAGTCTATTTACAGTTATTTCAAGTACCTTTGCATAGAGGACTTTAACATCGAAAGCGCAATGGCGACATATTCAAGATTAAAAAAACAGTTTTATAAGCCAAATAAATGAAGTTACCTAAAAGGGTGGGCGAGTTGCTCAAGAAAAAAGAGCAGTATCTTTTGTCGAGCGAAACAAGCCTTAACAAGACTATTCGCAAGATGCAGGATATGCTTGTCTCAAAGGTGACGGCAGAGATCATCCCGCAATTGGATATGTCCGGTGGTCGTATTCGCAACACTCTGAAAAACTACCGGCTATTAGCTGCACTTGACAAAGTTTATTCGGACTTTCAGAAAGGTCAGCGGATTCCGTTTGTTAAAGAGGTCGGCGGCTCGGTTGCAGGGATAACGAAAGCAAACGTTACTTACTTCGAGGTGATGATGGGACTTGAAACGCCTGAGTTATTCGCTAAGGTCGCTGAAGGTGCTGCAAAGAAGATCGGCATGAGGTTAGGACTGGAAGGGGGCAATATCGTTTCAGGTGGGTTCTTTGAGACTTTGATAAAGAACGAATCTTTACTTTTGGATGTGAAGCAGTTCACGGCTCAAGCAGTAACGGGTCAGTTCCCTATGAAGGATTACATTAAAGGACTGAATACTTTGATTGTCGGTGACGATGTGAAACCCGGAGGCATTGAAAAGCAGTTCAATCGTTATGCGCATGATATTTATATGCAGTACGATTCGGCCTATGCAACCGCACTGGCTGATGAAACAGGAATGAACTATTTCATTTATCAGGGCAGCATCGTAAAGGATAGCCGTGACTTTTGTGTCGCAAACCTCGGTAAGATATTCAAAAAGGAGGATGCTGAAAAGTGGCGGACATGGACGCCTGATCAGGGTGTATATCCTGTGGGGTATAAAGTTAAACAACGTGACACGTCTGTTGTGCCTTCGTATTTGTCATATCCGGGTTACGACCCCATCACTGACCGAGGCGGCTACAACTGCCGTCATAGCATCGGGTATCTATTAGACAGTATTGCAGAACGAATGATAAAAGCACAAAATGAAAGACAAAAAACCGAGTGAGGTACTTGAGAGTACGTGGGGCGACAAACCGACTTACACGAAAGAAGAGGTCGTTTACGTTATGAGTGAATACCTATTGCAGTCAATGGGAGAAAGCGGGGAACTGGATTACGTGCCTGAGTAAAAAAATAATTAAAATGTGTTGTAAATTATTAAATATAGTTATATTTGCATAGGTATGAAAAGAGATTTATTATATAGTTCACTATCGCTCTTGTCTTTATGGCGGGGTAGGTGAGCTATGTATATATTATAGTTTGCGCCTCGCCTTATAAGCGGGGTTTTTTATTTTGCTCCGGTAGCCCAACTGGTAGAATGGCAACGGGTTTAAGCCCCGTTCAGTGTCGGTTCGAATCCGACCCGGAGTACAAAATGCCGCAGTAGCAGAATTGGCACGTGCGTTAGTCTTAGGAACTAATAATTATGTGAGTTCGAATCTCACCTGCGGCACAAATGGATGGTTAAACCACAGTAGGCCTAAGTGGGACGGTCTTGAAAACCGTAGGTCGCTAAACACGGCGTGTAGGTTCGAGTCCTACACCATCCGCAATGAGGGAGTAATTCTTTGGAGAAGACGGGCCTGTAAAGCCCCAAATAATAGGTTCGATGCCTATTGCTCCCACTAATGGAGAGTAAACCGCGGGTGTCTGTGGCTACGTTTGCTAAACGATAGGCTCGTTAAAAGGAGTGAGTTTCGAATACTCTGCTCTCCGCTTAATACTGATATTTATCATCTCCGAATATGACAAAAGAATTTGTTTAATAAAAAATTTTGTTTATTGAACAATTGTTTATAAATTTGACAAAATATTGAATAGAAATGGCAGATAAGGTAAAATGTATTATCAACGGCAAGTCAATTACACTGAGTGCCGCTGCTTTCAAGGTTGCAAAACGATTTTATGGTGCGATCAGTGAAACGGAACTGCTACTTACCAAGCCCGTTGAGCTCTCCAAGCCGCTGATCAAGCCGACAATGAAGCCGATTATCATAAAGCCTCCGTTAAAGTCGGTACCTGAAGTGAAAGTTCCTGAAGTGACTGAAGGTGATCCCGCAGCCGTAAAGGTCAACACAAGCGTACCAGATGTAACGGGTGATCCCGTCACTGAAGCACCTAAAGCGGTTGTCAAGAAAGCACCCATTAAGCGTAAGAAGAAATGAAAGAGTTGATTTCGAAGAAAACAGGCAAGGCTCATTATGTATCAGATGAGATATATGATAAACTTGTCGCAGGCGAGCAGATACGCAAGTACAAAGTGCGTGACGTGAAGCCGTTAATGACAAAGGTTCCACAGATCATCAAGCCGGAACCCGAAGTAAAGAAGATCACTAAATCAAAATAGATGACAGCAGAAGAAAAAAAGTTGTTACAGGGTTTTTTGTCAAAAACCTTAAAGATTGACACCGAGGAACTGGCAAGCCTTTACAACGATGCCGGAGAGTTAGTCGATTTGACCATAGCTGAAAAAGCCGACAGCGACAGGATTAAGAAACTGAAAAGCGACGGAACCGATCAATACAAGCGTGGCATAAAGGAAGGTGCAACGAAGATTGAGAAGGCAGTAAAGGATAAGTATGGCTTTGACTCTGAACTCGAAGGGGTTGAGCTTATTGATTTTCTTGTCACAGAGAAGATCACAGAGGTAAAAGGAACTTCAGATGACATTACAAAACATCCTGAGTTTTT